GATAATACAGATGTATATATCGTGCTTTCATCACACTATGTCAATGGAAAAGATTGGAACCTGATTTCCGTTGAGATGAAATATTCCTACAGGAACATTATGAAACTTAGAAAAAAAGCATTGCGGGAGTTTGAAAGACGTTATGGAGAGCTTTATTCTGAAAAGAGTGCATAAAAGTACACAATAGTTCACACTCTTTCACAACATTTCCTAAAACTTGCATGGTATACTAAAAGAGTAGAAAAAACAAATTCCTACAACCCCCAAAAGTATATAACCCGTAAAAGGCACTGTCAGAAATGGCGGTGTTTTTTATTTACAAGAAAGAGACTTCTATGGAAAAAGTAACTATATATTGCCCGGATTGTGGAAGAATTGCCGGACATTATGATGGGAGATCTACGATAGATCATCCGTGTAAATGTAAAAAATGCAATCATATTGTGATTTATCGCGTGGCAACAGGCAAAATTGAAACAAAGCCAATACCAAAACGCGCTTGCAGTAGTGGAGTTTTATTTATATGAATACACAGTATTTTCATGACCTTGTAAAAGGCAGATATGGAAGAAAAATTGCATATGCTAACGTAGAACAGATTACGGCAGACAATATCGTAAATGTTGTCGGAAATTGCATTGGTGCATTTTATTTCAACAAGACGGTCATTCGGTATCTGTGGAACTACTACAAGGGCGATCAGCCTGTATTGTACCGAACAAAGGTACAGAATGCGGATATAACCAATAAGGTGTCTGAAAACCATGCCTATGAGATTGTTCAATTCAAGGTTGGTCAGACTTACGGTGAGCCAATTCAGCTTATCAGTAGGAAAGACGATGACCGTATAAACAATGCGGTTGATGAATTTAACGATTATCTGACCGATGCTAATAAGCAGGAAAAGGACATTAAGGCAGGAGAGTGGCAATCAGCAACCGGAACGTCATTTAAAGCGGTGCAGATTACAAATGGAGATATACCATTTAGAATTGTCGCACCGACACCAATGAATACGTTTGTTATTTATAATGAATCCACAGAAGAACCGCTTTTAGCAATCCAAGAGCTTAAGGATGCCGATGGACAGATGTATAAACTCTGCTACACGGACTCTTATGAATGCAAGATTGTAAACGGAGAGGTTCGAGATTGGAAACTGCATGGCTTTGGTGGAATCCCGATTGTTGAGTTTCCGAACAACCATGAGCGCATTTCTGATATTGAGCTTGTGATCGGACTATTGGATGCAATCAATACAATGCAGTCAAACAGAATGGATGGCGTTGAGCAGTTTGTTCAGTTTTGGATAAAGTTTGTAAATTGCGACATTGACTCGGAAACCTTTGAAAAAATGAAGATTTCCCATGCGCTGACGGTAAAATCCAATAATGAGCAGAATAAATCAGATGTTGACATTATGACACAAGAGCTGAACCAGACAGAGTGCCAAGTCGCAAAGGATGATTTGTGGGATAATGCACAGTCCATTCTTGCTATACCGACAAGAGAATCGCAAAATTCTGGTGGTGATACACAGGGGGCGGTATCTTTAAGGGCAGGATGGGACTTCTCTAAAACCAGGGCTAAACAAAAAGACCCGATAATAAAAACATCGGAAAAGAGATTGGCTAAAGTAATATTAAACGTAATAAGAATTAAAGACCATGATTTAGGGCTTACGGCAAGAGATTTTGATGTTCAAATCAACCATAGTCCTCTTGATAATTTATATACAAAAACGCAAGCACTCGATCAAATGTTAAAAGCTGGAATAAATCCAAGAATAGCAGTATCTACTTGTGGATTATGGGGAGATGCCGAAAAAGTATTTATACAATCAAAGCCATATTTCGATGTTTTGTATAAAACAGTAGATATGGTAAAAAAAGAAAATGAGAATACAAAAAAACAAGAACCGACAAGCTAATTCCTATCGGTTCTTGTTTTTACATAATCAGTTAAAATACTAACCATGAGATTGTTAAGAGAGCGAATTTCTTCTTTTGCAATAATCTCAAGAGAAGATTTAAGCTTCTTTTCCATAACAATTGTAGTTTTAACTTTACTTTCTGAAATTTTTCCTTGCGGCATATTATCACCTCTTTTTGTGTAGTATAAATTACCATCAAGTAATTGTCAAGTAACTTGCAAGTTGCTAGCAACTATGATATAATACATGTAAAGGAGATGATTATATGCCAGATAAGAAAATGGCAAGACATGTTACACATGGGTTGACAGGTAAAAGAGTTTATAAAACTTGGGAAAGCATGAAAGCAAGGTGCTACAATCCTAATGATGGGAAGTATGAGAAATACGGTGGGAGAGGGATTAAAGTATGCGAGGAATGGTTAGGGAAAGACGGGGCGAGGAACTTTGCGAAATGGGCTTACGAAAATGGTTTTGATGAAAATAAACACCAAAAAGAACAAAGTATTGACCGGATAGATGTAAATGGTAATTATGAGCCAAATAATTGCAGATTTACAGATGCAAAAATCCAAGCTAATAATAGAACAAATACTATCTTTCTTGAATATCAAGGAAAGACAAAATGCTTACAAGAATGGGCAGATGAAGTAGGAATATCAGAATCAACTATTCGTTGGAGATTGAATAACGGGTATTCAGCAGAAAAGGCACTGACTACCGAAGTAAAGAAAAATTCAAACGCAGGTAAGAGGTATTTGACATACAAAGGAGAAACAAAAACAGTTTCTGAATGGGCGAAGCATCTAGGATTTGACCCTAAAGTATTATATTCAAGAATAAAACGAGGGTGGTCAACAGAAAGAGCTTTAGAAACCCCAACTGGTGCCGACAAGTGGCATAAAACAAAATAATAAATTTGAAGATAAGACAGTCACCGAGTAATCGGCGGCTGTTTTTATTTTATAAAAATTCGCAAAGTTGTGAGCGTAAAAATCAGCAATGTCGTTCGGTGTCGTTGCACCGTATAAAAATTCGTATGACATATCGGAGGTAATGAATGAAGAGAGAAGATCTGATTGCTATGGGATTAAGCGAGGAAAACGCGGACAAGATCATGGCAGATTACGGAAGTTCCGTACAGAAAGCCAAAGCAAAGGCTGACGAGTACAAGACAAAGGCTGACAAAGCAGAAGAGTTGCAGAAGCAACTCGATGATATCGAACAGGGAAAGCTCACGGAAGTCGAGCAGGCAAATAAGAACCTCGAAAAAGCCAATGCGAGAATCGCGGAACTTGAAAAAGCGCAGGCAATAGCCACGCAGAGAGCCAATGCCGCATCTAAATTTAATGTTACCGCAGAACAGGCAGCGCAGATTGTAAAAGACGATGGCAGTTTTGATTATGACGTTCTTGGAAAGATTATCTCTGAAAAAGAGACCGCTGCGGCACAAGCCAAGGAACAGGAGATTGCAAATGGCAGTACGAATCCGGGCGGCGGAACGGCTGGCGGCGATAAAGCCGGTACAGATAATAAGACAAATGCTGAAAAGATAGCAGAAAGCCTTATATCTAACGCACCTAAGAACAATGACGTTTTATCACATTACATTCAGCAATAACAGGAGGTAAGAAATGGCAAAGGAAATGAATATGCAGTATGAAAAGACTTTATACGCAGGAGATGTTCAGATTTTAAAGAGAGAGCCTAATGAAGCAATCCCATTAACACTTGATTTTGATGGCGTGACAACTAAAAACGCACAGGGCAAGAAGATTGTCAAAGCAGGTACTCCAATCGGAGCAAACGGCAAGGCTGACAATACAGCTACAGTAGTGGGCATTTTAAGGTTTGATGTAACAGAGGACAGACCACAGGGAGTACTGCTTAAGAAAGCATATCTTAACACGAAAGTAGCAGAAGCACATTCCGGCGTTACATATGACGCAGAAGTTAAGACAGCTCTTCCAATGATTGTATTTGAATAATAACAGGAGGTAAATAGATGTTAATTAATGAAGTATTAGACAGTAAGTCTATCGCATTATCGGCAACAGAAAACGCTAGTAATCAGATACCTTATCTTGGTTTACAGTGGTTTCCAGAAAGAAAGAAGCAGGGACTTGATTTAAGTTGGATTAAGACACACAAGGGTTTGCCGGTTTCACTTGCGCCATCTAATTTTGACACAATCCCAACTCTTAGAGCTGGAGGCGGATTAAGTAAGGAAAAAACACAGATGGCATTTTTCCGCGAGGGAATGACAGTTGGTGAAGAGGAAATGCTTGAAATCGAGCGTATTCAATCAGAAGACGACCCTTACCTTGCAAGTGCTTTATCAAGTGTATATGACGACACTAACAACCTCGTAAGCGGCGCAGAAGTTGTGCCGGAGCGCATGAGAATGTCACTTCTTTCTACAAATGCAGGTCATCCGGTAATTGCTATTGTAAGTGATGGCGTTCAGTACGCTTATGATTACGATAAGGATGGCTCATACGCAAAAGACCATTACGCAAAGTTATCCGGCACAAGCATGTGGAGCGATACAGCTAATTCAAAGCCACTTACAGACCTTAACAATGCAAGAAAGAAGTTACAGAAGCAGGGTAAGATTGCTAGATACGCACTTATGAACAGCAATACATTCCAATATCTGCTTGACAATGCACAAATAAGAAACTCAATTCTTGCACAGAACCTTACAGCAACTATTGAGGTTGACGATGATACTGTTATTTCGGTGGCACAGAAGAGGGCGAAGCTCACTATCGTACTTTACGATAAGATGTACATTGATGATGATGGCAAAGAGCAGTACTTCTACCCGGATAACAAGGTTACACTTCTTCCAGAAGGCAGCCTTGGAAGCACTTGGTTTGGCACTACACCGGAAGAAAGAACTGCAAGACAGGTAGCTGATGTTGATGTAACAACATATGGTGTAGGTATTACAGTCGCTACAAAGACAGAGTATGGACCACCTATGAAGATGTCAACATTTGCATCTGAGGTTGTACTTCCATCATACGAGAATATGGATAGCACATTCGTATATGAGGTTCATAGCGAAGAGTAGGGGGTGCAACTATGAAATATCCATATATAGTGATTCATAATGGTAAATGGTACAACGCAGGAGAAGAGGTGCCGGAGAGTAATTCTCCGGTATCTTCCGTTGGATATACAAAGACCGAAATCAACAGAATGAGTACCGCAGACTTGCAGAAACTTGCCGCAGAGCAGGGAATTGAAAACGCACAAGCAACAAGCGGTGCGGAACTGAAAGAAATTCTGATTGCAAAATTTAATCTGTAGGAGGTTAGTTTCATGGAATTAAAAGATACAGTTGAAATGATGAATAGTTCCGATTATAAGGAACGTTTTAGAGCGGAATATCAGCAGGTTGTTATTCGCTATCAGAAATTAAAGGCTATGCTTGAAAAGTGGGATGCCGGAAAGCTTGATTTTGAACCTACATGTCCTAGAAGCACTTATAATATGCAGATTAAGGCAATGACTGACTATATTGCAGTCCTTGAAGCAAGAGCAGTTATGGAAAGTGTAGAGTTGTAGGAGGAAATGCTTTATGTCATACACACTTGTCGAACAAGTAAAGATTCGTTTAAAACAATTTCATATAGAAGAGGTAGAGTATGAAGCGACCGGGGAAAAGTCCGATAAAGTTGTGTTTGATGAAAAAGAATGTAACCCTTTGATTGAACAGCTTTTAGAGCAGGCAAGAAAAGAGATTATCAGCAGACGGAACTATCCGGACACATACACGCAAGACCAGATTGACAGTGATGTTAAGAACTATGAAAACATTATGGTCAATTTGGCAGTGTACGACCGGTCGCAAGCAGGAGAAGCATACATGGCAAGTTTTTCCGAAAACGGTGTGAGCCGGACATGGAAAGACCGCGAAAGCCTTTTTGTTGGAGTGTTTCCGTTTGTAAAAGCAATGTAATTAAAGAAGATTGAGCGTGACCATATTGCCGATGCCGGTAAAATGGTTGCAGGCGGCGCACATTAAGCGGTGGTGGGCAGTGCGTCAAAAGGAGATTCAAATGAAAAGTATTTTGATTCAAACTTATCTTGTGGCACTTCCGATAGTGCTTGGATATATAGTTTGGCTTCTTAAACAGCAAAAGAAAAGCAGGGATGCGAACAGTAAGGGAACAATGCTCCTTTTGCGCGTCCAACTTATTGAATACCATGCAAAGTACACCAGAATCGGAGAAATACCGTCATATGCCTATCAGAACTTCTGCGAGATGTATGATGCGTACCATGCGTTAGGTGGAAATGGAATGGTTACAAAAATGAAACATGAGATTGAAGAGATTCATATAGGGAAAGGAGATAAAAGCCATGAGGAATTGGAAGGATTGGACTAAGAAAGCCGGCATCCGAGCAATCAAGACTGTTGCACAGGCGGCGGTTGCCGGAATTGGAACGGCGGCATTTATGGGTGCGGTGGATTGGAAATATGTTCTTTCCGCATCAGTCCTTGCCGGAGTGTTATCACTTCTGACAAGTGTTGCCGGAATCCCGGAGGAAAACACCAATGCTTGACATTAACAAGCAGGAAATGAAATATTCACAATCCGGTCAGAGGGTATTTATTCCACAAACTGACGAAAATGGAGATATTGTCTATGAAGGGTACAAGGATTCCGATGGGAACTTTGTACCTTATTTAGATTCCGAAGGCAACAAGATTCCAAAAGGCGAGGAAATTGAAGGGTTTTCAGAACCTACGACATTCAAAGCCAATATCAGCAATAAGTTGTCGGAAGCCCTTGTGAAAGAATTCGGAATTGATGATAGTACATCATACTGTCAGCTTGTCACGGATAAAGGATATTTGCCACTGAAAGCCGGTGATGTGGTGTGGAAACGTTCGGAAGTCAAACGCACTGATGATGGACTTGTGGATTCAGAAACCGCAGATTACATCGTAAAAGGCGTTGCCGATGAAGGACTGACCACGGATTTGTTTCTTCTTCGGAAGAATATTAAGTAGGTAATCACATGGCAAAGAAAACTATTTCAATGACACTATCCACTAAATCCATACAAGCCGCCATAAAGGAATTAGAACAGTACCGCGATAGTTTACAGGCTAAATGCGATTTACTTGTTTCTAGGCTTGCGCAGATAGGTCAGACGGTGGCAATACAACACATATCGGAATCTCCAATCGGGAACACGATAACGGTAAGGGTAGATAAAGCACCGCAGCTAATGACCTCGAACGCGATTCTGATTGCAACCGGAAAAACGGTAGCGTCAGAAGATAGAGAACCGTTCTATACTTTGTTGGCGGTAGAGTTTGGAGCCGGTATTTTTTATAACTCCAAAGAGAATCCGAAAGCACCGGAACTTGGATTCGGTGTCGGCACATATCCGGGGCAAATACACGCTTTTGAAGATGGTTGGTACTATTGGGACGATAAGACCGAAACATGGCGTTATACCCACGGTATTAAGGCCACAATGCCAATGTATAATGCGGAACAACAGATTATTCAACAGTATGTAAAGATTGCAAGGGAGGTATTCGGTGGAAAATGAGTTAAATAGTTGGGCACTTGATTTTGAAGATACCGTTTACCGATTGTTGAAAGTTTACATGGAAAGCAAAGAAAGCGGAATCAAGGTGACGCAGGACGATGAATCAAACGGAACACCTGTTTTTCCAACACTTCTTATACAACAGATTGGATTTACAGAAGCCGGGAGAGATACAGAGTCTTATTTTATTAACGCAATTCGCCCAACATTTCAAATTACAATAACAAATAAAGGGAAAAGAGAAAAGATTAAGGACATTGCAGAGTATGCAGTGTCCTTTTTTAAATCAAAAAATTTTGATGTGTCAAATGCTGTGTTCACGATTTCCAAACAAGTGCGCACGGCAACTTTTCGCGTATCGCGAATTATTGGAGCGTATGAAAATTTAGCATAGCCGCAAGGCAGAAAGGAAGCAGAAAATCATGGCATCAACAAGTTATAAGTCGCGTGTGATTATTAAAGAGCACACAGCGGAACAAGCCGACTTTGCAGGGACTTACAACCTTTTACTTGCTGCAAAGTCTATTCCATCTCCGGCATCTCCACCAAACACGGTTGAGTCAACCACGATGGAAGACCCACAGCAGACATTTGAGAAAGGTATTAAGACAGCGGATTCCCGGGAAATCACAGGAAACCTTGCAAAAGAATATCTGGAAAACATCGAAAAGCTGGGAGATAAAAAGGTTGACATTATCCACCTGTACGGTACAGATGGAATCGGTGGCGTGGCAAAATACGCATACACCGGAACTGTTACCGCGACACCGAATGATGTAGGCGGTGTAGATGAAATCCTTGAAATGACCGCAACTGTTATTCCAAGCACGGCATCGGAACTCGTTACCGACAAGCTGAAAGTCGTTGATAACAACGATGGAACATTCACTGTAACAGTGGTGGGGTAAAAAGCCTATCGGACGAGCAATCGACCGCACCGGTAGGCGAGGATGAACGGTCGATAGCAGAACTTGAAGCAATAAGATAAGCAACAATGGGGCGGTGGCAACACTGCCCCTTGCCAATATAGGGCAGAAAGGCAAGGTAAAACATGAAAGTTAAATTAGGTGGAAAAGAATATACAATTCAGTTTGCAACAAGACCATCATTAAAAGCACATATCTTACAGGATATTATGAAGACGCAGGACATGGAAGATATTTCCTCTATGGAAGATATTCTTCTTGAAACGCTTCCCAAGACGCTTCTTGTAGGATTGCAGATGCATCACAATGAAGAATTTGGATATGATTACAAAACAAACGAAGGCTACGATGAGAAGCTTGAGAAGGTGTCCGACATTCTCTATGATGCGATTGATACAAACGAGATTAACTGCATGGATTTATTTGCTGATATGCAGAAGGAAATGATGACAAACGGTTTTTTAGCGCAGATGATGGAGTCGTTGGAGAGAGCACAGGAGCAGGAGCAGGAGAAGAAAAAGACCCCATCCAAAGCGAAAGCCAAGAATTAACATGGGAATATTACGTTGCGGAAATCCGTCCGTTTTACCTTGTGGTAACGAAAGGCTACGGATTTTCCATTGATGATATAGATATGATGAATCCAGAGTTGCTTAAGCCTTATGTGGATGCATATAAGGCAGAATGGAAGCAACGCGACATGGAAATGTATATGTGGTTCGGCAGATATGCAACGTCAGCATTTGTGACCGCAATAGATGCGACATTCGGCAAGGGCAATAGTAAGTACGTGAAAGAAACTTGCTATGATTCCATCGAAAAGCATAATACGGACGATCCCGATGCGGAGATACGAGAAATGCTTAAGGCAGAAGAAGCATGGGCGGCTGAATCAAGGAAATCACATTTACCAAAGCCAAAGATAGTTTAAGAAAAGAGGTATTGCTATGGCAGTAATTATCGGAAGTGCTAGGCATGATGAACACGGCAACTGCTATTCTGGTGGAAAAGCCGGAGACCAGACCGGACAGGAAGTGTCTACGCAGAAGTTTTACAACCATTCTAAAGGATGGTACGTGCTAAGGGCGAAGAACGATAAAGTTGCGGAGAAGTTAGCCGAGGCTATGCAGATTGCATCTGACAACAAAAATATTGGCTATGACCAATCGGAACGCTACGGAGTCATTAAGCATGGCATCAACACAAAGGTAAAGACGGAATGCGATTGTTCTTCCCTTGTACGTGCTTGTATTATCTATGCATCCGGCAAGGATGTGGGAGATTTCAATACATCTAATGAACGACCGGTAATTTTGAAATCCGGTTTGTTTGATGATATGGGTTCTTATCATGCCGGTTTTATTCTTCGCAACGGAGATATTCTTGTGACACGCATAAAAGGGCACACAGTTATTGTTGTAAAAGGTGCAAAGAAATGCAAAGCCAAGTATTATCCGAAGTATACCGGAAATTCCGGTTCAATTGTTGAAGCATTAAAAGCGGTTGGGGAAGATGATGTGTCGAAAGAACATCGCGCGGAAATCGCAAAAAAGAACGGATTTTCCAATTTTAAGTTTACATCAGAGGAAAATTCAAAGATGCTTTCTCTTCTGAAAAAGGGAAAACTGAAAAAGTAATTCAAGGGCGGTAGGGGTCAAATCCTACCGTCTTTTTAACCGGCTATCAATGTGGAAGATAGCCGCTAACCTAAAAAAGTTATAGGAAGTTGGTGGATAAATGGAATTAGAGTCTCTTGAAATAAAAATCCAAGCACAGGCACAACAGGCAAGCGGTCAGATAGACGCGCTTGTGACAAGACTTGGGCGATTATCTTCCGCGCTTTCTGGACTTAGTACCGGAAATCTGAATAGTCTTTCCACAGGGGTAAACCGACTTGCAGGGGCAATGACGGCAATGCGTGGAATTGATACACGGACTTTTTCTGCAGTTGCAAGAAATGTAAGCAAATTAGGCTCCATCAACAGCAAACAGATTAATGCTGCGGCTGGTTCTATGCGTCAGATTTCCAATGCATTAAAAGGGATTTCTGGAATGTCAGCATCTGTTAAGGGTCTGACCGAACTTGCATCTGCAATCAAACAGCTTGGCTATACAAGCTCAACAAAGGCAATTGAAAATATCCCGAAACTTGCTACGGCAATGAGACAGCTTATGTCCGAATTGTCGAAAGCCCCTAGCGTAAGCCGGAATATTATTGACATGACAAACGCATTGGCAAAATTATCGCGTACCGGTGGAGCGGCAGGAACAGCGGCAAAAAGCATCACAAGCTCATTTAGCGGATTTAGTTCAAGTGCATCCGTTGTAGCAAAGAAGTCGTTTTCTCTTGCGTCTGCAATCGGAAAAGTGTATGCAACGTATTGGGCTTTATTTCGCGGATTTAGGCTACTTGGAGACGCCATTGACATATCATCCTCACTGACAGAGGTTGAGAACGTTGTAAGGCAGACATTCGGGCAGTATGAAAGCCTAATTAACAATTTCGCAAAAACATCCATTGAAAAATTTGGTATGTCCGAACTATCTGCAAAACAGTTTGCAAGCCGTTTCCAAGCCATGGGAACTGCCCTTGATATTCCGCAAGGGAAAATGGCAAAAATGTCTATCCGGTTGACAGAATTAGCCGGAGATATGGCTTCCTTTTATGATGTGAGTCAAGAAGATATTGCCAAGAGTCTTCAATCTGTATTTTCCGGTACTACGGCACCTATGCGGCGTTATGGTATCGACTTGACACAGGCAACATTAAAGGAATGGGCGTTAAAACAAGGACTTGATGCAAACGTTTCCTCAATGACACAGGCTGAAAAAGCCATGTTGCGTTATCAGTATGTGCTTGCGCATACAACCAATATCACCGGAGATTTCGCACGTACAGCCGATACATGGCATAACCAGATAACCATGCTTAAAGAGAACTTCAAAGCACTTGGAGCGGTTGTTGGTGGTGGCTTAATCAATGCATTTAAGCCATTTATCAAGGTACTTAATTCAGTTTTGCAAAAGGTGATTGCTTTTGCCGAAATGGTAACAAATGCTTTAGGTTCAATCTTTGGATGGAGATATGAAGCAAGCAAAGGGGCAGGAATCAGCGGTCTTGCTGATGATATTGGAAGCGCGTCTGATGGCATGGGCGATTTAAGTGATGCCGCAGGAAGCGCAGGGAAAAACACAGGAGGTATCGCAAAAAATGCCAAGAAAGCAAAAAAGGAAATCCAACAGGCAACGCGTGCATTTGATGAATTAAAGGTTATTTCAAAGCAGAGTAAAGACACCACTTCCGGTTCTGGAAGTGGTGGAAGTGGAAGTGGTGGCGGTTCCGGTGGCGGAGATATCGGAAAACTGGTTAAGACAGACACGATTTACAAGGATTTCGTAAGCAACATCAAAGACCTTGAAGGACTTGGAAAAGAGATTTCTGGTGCTCTTATCAATGCAATGCGAGGCATCAAGTGGGATGAGGTATACGCCAAAGCGTCCGGCTTTGGTAGTGGACTTGCAAAATTCCTTAATGGACTATTTGAGGGTCAGAAAGGTACAACGCTTTTCGGAGAAACCGGAAGGCTGATTGCAAATTCATTAAACACGGTGCTTCATGGATTGGATTCGTTTGGCACGACATTTAATTGGAAACAATTTGGAAATTCAATCGCAGACGGAATTAACAAGTTTTTCCAAAACTTTGACTTTGCATTATTAGCTAAAACGCTTAATTCGTGGGCGCAAGGTGCGTTTGATGCAGTTACGACAGCATTAAGTAAAATTTCTTGGAAGGACGTATGGAAAGGTGTCAAGGAGTTTTTAAGCAACCTAGACGTAAAGACGGTTGCGATTATCATCGGTGCGCTGACAATCAAAAAAATTCTTGGATTGCATCTTGCAAAAACCGCGCTTGAAATCATAGGAACTTCCATTTCAAAAGCAATTGCCGGTTCTATTGCGGCAAAACTCGGAGTAGAAATCGGGGCAAACGCAACAATAGGAGAAGTGCTTTCTACAGGATTGTCAAAAAAAATAAGCGGTCTTGGTACAATTGCCGGAAAAATCGGAAAGCTTGCGTTGACTGTAGGAGCGATTGTTATTGCGGCAGAGGGAGGATTGGCACTCGGAAAAGCAATTGGAAATAAGATAGCCGATGCTACACAACCGGAGGAAATGAAAAAGTACCGCGTAGACTTTAAGTTTAGTGACCTATTTACCTATTCATTGGATGATTGGAAACAGGGGTTTTCCGATTGGTGGAATGATACATGGGGGCCAGGGCTTGCCGCTTGGTGGGAAGATCGAAAGGCGGGAAATACAAAACTTAAAATTCCTTTTACAGATTTTGAGCTTCCATCGGACAGCGAAATGAAAAAAGCTGTTTCTGATTGGTGGGATAAACAAAAGAAAAAGATAGAAAAACGCACAGAAAACGTGATCAAATTCACCGCAGACGTAAAAGATACATCTTCCAAATGGTGGTCTAATGTAAAAAAATGGTGGGGAGAAAAAGTCGGCAAAGTAAAAGAATTTGCTACAGATGTTAAAGACTCCGCTAAAGAATGGTGGGATAACACCCGAAAATATTGGAGCCAAAAAGTCGGACAAGTTAAGAAGTTTACAACTGCCGTCCAGAATGATGCATCTAAGTGGTGGAGCAATACCAAAAAGTACTGGTCAGAAAAGGTGGGTAAGGTAAAAGAATTTACTACAGGCGTAAAAAATAAAGCCGCAGAATGGTGGTCTAATGTTAAAAAATGGTGGGAAAGCACCATTGCCGGAAAAGAAGTAAAGAAATTTACTGCAAATGTCAAGAAAGCCGGAGGAACATGGTGGAAAGATATAAGCAACGAGTGGAAAGAAAAGGTTATCAATGCAGGAAGAACATTGAAAATCGGCATTTCATTTGCCACAAATGCTTTAAAAAACCTATGGTCTAGTGTATCAACATTCTTTAGCGGCAAAACAGTAAATGTAAAAACAAAAGGCTCTGCGGCTAAGAAAGCCGACGGCGGAGTATTCTCCGGTGGAAGTTGGAAACCGATTAAGAAATACGCAGTCGGTGGATTGCCAAACATGGGGCAGATGTTCGTTGCGAGAGAGGCGGGTCCGGAACTTGTCGGAACGCTTGGCGGTCATACAGCAGTAATGAATAACGACCAGATTGTGCAATCCGTATCAGACGGAGTATATCGAGCAGTGTTGGCGGCAATGAGAGGGCAGAAAACATCATCCGGAAGTCAGCCGGTACAGATTGTGCTTGACGGAAAGGTTATCTTTGACAGCACGCGACAAAGCGCACAAGAGTATTTTAATCGTACCGGAATGTCACCATTTCCGGTATGATCTAGTGACTTTCGCTCTTGTCTGTGGTACAATATATAAAAATCATAGGCAAGGGTGCATTGTTCACCGGAAAGGGGTTACATATGAAAAGGTTTAAAAAATTTTTTGCAGTAGCGGCATTATCGCTTTCAATGCTGGCAACAAGCGTAGTAGCGCAGAGCATTGTTGGGGCACAGGAAACTGTGCAGGCGGCAACGATTAAATTGAATTATTCAAATTTATCTTTAAGCGAAGGGCAATCAAGGCAACTTAAGATTAGCGGAACTAAGGCAAGTACAAAATGGTCAAGCTCCAAAAGTAGCGTAGTAAAAGTAACGCAAAAAGGAAAAATTACTGCATTGAAAGAAGGGAGTGCCACCATAACGGCAAAAGTTGGCAGGAAGAAGCTAAAATGTTCTGTTACGGTAAAAAATAACTTCAAAGCAAACGAAGCAAAGAAAAATATTGAGAAAACGGAAAAAATTGTGGGAGATACGCTTTATGTTTTCGTTAAAAGTAATTATAATGTCCCAACAGATGTAAGCGCAAAGTGCACGTTTTATTCTGCGAAAGGATCGGCTGTTGATTATTCAAATGACAGTGTTTCTTTTCTTGAAAAAGGACATACGGCAATACTTGAATTTGATTTGCCAAATGCAAAATATGAGACATATGAGATAGAATACAAATACAGTGAGGGAATGGAGTATTTCTATCATCGATCTATAATTGATTTTTTGAGTTTAAGTACGGAATATATAGAAGATGAATATAACCCATATATAATGGCAACCGTTAAAAATACTGCAACATATGATTGCTATTATGCAGATATTGTGACAATTTTTTATGATTCAAATAATGAAATCATAGCGATAGAAGACGATGTAATAAGCGTTGATGCTAAATCGAAAGATACAGTAAAAATAAGTATACCATACGATAGTAGCACATACGAAGATATATCATACGACCATTATGATTCATTTATTTCATATGCGTATCATTTAGGAAAATAAATTACGTGATAAGCCGTGGAAACACGGCTTATTTTAATTCCAAAATCGGATTGACACAAAATCAAAAATAGTCTATCCTTATTACTAAGGAAACAACCTTATCCGTGAAGAAGCGGATTACTTACTTGAACGCCATACTGTACGAAAGAGGAAACCAATGTGATTTCACAAGTGGCTTCCTCTTTTTTATTCAGATAAAAATGTATGGAGGTAGACACGAATGAAAAAATCACAACTTATGCTTAAGATTCAAAACAGCATTGAGGTATTTGAGAATCCAATATTCGGACAGATTAGAATGACCATGGTAGATGATGAACCGATGTTTTGCCTTGTTGATGTTTGCAGGGCATTGGAAATGAGTAACCCTACAATGGTCGCGCAGAGGTTAGATGAAGATGAACGCACTAAGTTAGACTTAGGGCGTGCAGGAGAAACAAATTTCATTACAGAGAGCGGCTTATATGCGGTTATTCTTCGGAGTGATAAACCGAACGCAAAGAAGTTTCGCAAGTGGGTAACATCCGAGGTTCTCCCTACAATCCGTAAAACAGGTGGGTATGTCAATAATGATGAATTATTTATTTCTACTTACCTACCATATGCAGATGAAAACACTAAACTGATATTTTCACAGACATTAAAAACTGTTAGAGAGCAGAACGAAACCATTAAAAGACAGCAGAAAGAAATCATCCATAAGGAAGATGTTATTATCGGACTCGTTGATGATATTGACTTGGCAACCAAGAGACAGCGGATAACGCAGATTGTCCGTTTCGGCGCCGATGGAAAGTATCAAGAACGCTATTCGTTGCTTTATGGAGAATTTGAAAGGAAATATCACTGCAACCTTAAATCAAGGATGGAAGGATGCGCGATCAAGCCGAAAGTAAGAAACAAGATGGATTATATCGACAGGGAAATGGGAATGATTCCGCAGTTGTACGAAATCGCTTGCAAACTTTTTGAAAACGATGTAGAAAAGCTGAAATCTGAATGGGAATCAGTAGTAGCTTAAAATTTAATCAAATGGATAGCATCTACCAAAACGGTAGGTGCTATTTTTATACCCATTTTTAGGAGGTAAACGATGGGATATGGCGGATATTTAGTAAAGTTTGGCAATTATACCATACCGAACAATTTAATAAAGCAGGACACGTTTAGTTCCTATGTAAACATGCAGGATAAAGACCCTTGGACGGATGAAAACGGATATGAGCATCGTGATGCCGTGGAACTGAAAGCCCTAAAGGTTGAGTTTGAAACCAAAGCCATGCTGACCGAAAAGCAGTTTGATGATTTTTGGAAGAACATTGAAAAGAACTATACCAAGGCAAAGGAGCGTGGTGGCTATATCACGGCATATGTGCCGGAGAAACGCGGATATGTGACGCAGTACGGATATATCGCTGATATTCAGCCTACGTTCTATTCTGTGGCACATGGGAAGATTAAGTATGACGCAATCAAGTTTTCATTTATAGGCGGTGTGTATGATAAATAGCAGTTTGAAAGAAAAGTATTGGGATTCCGCGACAGATAAACAGATGGTCATATCTGTTGTTGGAACGAATCAGAAAATAGACAATTCGATGCTTGAAATCGGTACGTTTGCGCTCGAAGAAAGCCTTTGTTCGGAGTCTGAATTAAAATTTGGAGCGTGCGAAGCGAATTGTGTAAAATTCACGGCACGAAACACCGCAGGAAACATTATTGGAAAGACAATCTCTATCGAAGAAACGATTGACGGAGATAGCGAAAATCCGATGCCATACGGAGTTTTTAAGGTTGCATCCGATGTTCCTACGGCTGACCGCACAAAACGGCAGATTACGGCATATGACGCAATGTATGACATTATCAATACGGATGTAAAGTCTTGGTATGCAGGACTTAGTTTTCCAATGACACTTAAGCAGTTCCGCGATAGCTTTTTTGCGCATCTTGGAATTGCGCAAGTTGAAACAAGCCTTGTCAATGATTCCATGACGGTCAATAAGACGATTGTAGCCACACAGACGGACGATTCAAGCGCGGTTACAGAAGAGTCCGCTATCAGCGGCAAAACGGTTGTGACGGCAATATGCGAGATCAATGGATGCTTCGGGAACATGAACCGGGATGGAAAGTTTGAATATGTCTTTCTGAAAGCAATCACAAGCGCACTTTATCCGGCAGAAGATTTATTCCCATCTGACAATTTATTTCCGTCTGATGCGAACACAGAGTCCATGACCGGACACTATATCACGTTTGATTATGAGGACTTCCAAAGCAAGGCAATCACACAGCTTGAAATCAAGACAAGCGAAGATAATGCCGGTGCTATTGTTGGAACTTCCGGAAACAACTATTCGATTACAGGAAACTTTCTTGTATCAGACAAGACAGGAGCGGAGCTGGAACAGATTGCAAATAACCTATTGCCGATTATGAAACAGGCGGCATACACACCGATTAAAAGTTGCACCTGTGTCGGAAATCCATGTCTGACACTTGGAGAACCAATCCGGTTCAATACCACAAGAGAGATTGTTGAAACGTATCTATTGCAACGCACGCTAACCGGAGTGCAAAGTAAGAGAGATTCAATCTCGGCACAGGGCACGCAGACACACTCTGCAAAGGTTAATTCTATCAGAGATACGATTGAAAGCGTGGAAAGACGTACCGGAAAGTTAGAAAGGAACGCAGACCATCTTCAATCCACGTATGAGGATTTAGAGGAACAGACAAATACCAAGTTTGAGCAGACCGCAAAAAGCATTTCCGCAGAAGTCAATCGTGCACAAAAAGCGGAAGGGCAATTAGACGCATCATTGGAATTGAAGTTAGGCAGAGATGAGAACGACCAAGTTGTTTCTATGATTAATGCCAGTGCTGACCAGATTGTGTTGCGCGGAAACCGATTAATTGTAGAATGTAACAACTTTGAACTAGACGGTAGCGGACGAGTACATATAATAGAATCTCTGCTTTTTGACAGTGGTGAGGTATCTTGTGTAGAGATATTAGGACATGATGGAAGAAATAATGCATTATTGCAGAATGTTAAGTTGGACTTGTCATCTGTTACTGATGCAAACGGGGAAAACTTGGCGACAGAAAGTTATGTTGACGGTTCGCTGAGTGGCTACGCGACCAAAAACGAACTGCCAAGTGGGTATTTTACAGATGTAGACTATACACTTAATGATGGCTCTACAACCAAGTATTCGCCTAGACACTTTAATAAAATGTCTGATTTTGGTTCAAGGGAAAGCACCTTGGATATCGAGGGTCTTTTGATTTCTATTCCGAGTTCCGATAAAAGGCTGAAAAATAATATACAATCATTAAGGGATATTAAAAGCGTTTATATGGCAATGCGACCGGTTGAGTATACGTGGAAAGACGGGTATATCACGCAACACACAGGCTTACAGTTTGGTTTAATTGCGCAGGATTTAGAGAAGATTTTGCAGGATGCCGGATTGTCCGATAGCGGACTTGTACTAAAAGAAAATGCCGAAGAGGATGAAAAAGCAATTCACGGAGATTCAAAGACATGGAAAATCGACAAGGAAAATCTCCATGCAATGCATATACAGATGATTCAAAGTCAGCAGAAAGAGATTGAACTTTTGAAGCAGAAAAATGAAGATCTGGAACGCAGACTATCCGCGTTAGAAAGGAGTGTGAGCCATGCAGAAAATTTATAGCCGGACATACTGGGAGAATTTTCCAAGCGAGAAAACAGCAATTGATGCCATGCGGTTAAATAATGCGGAAGCCGGCATTGACAATCTGGATGATCGTGTGGTTGCTATGGATGCGTCTAAGGTTGATTTGGCAAAGGCAAATGAGCTTGTGAAAGAAATTCTGTGGGATGAATCAAAGGGAACGATCACTGTTGTGAAAATGAACGGTTCCAAAGCAGTCATTGATACTAAGTTGGAAAAGCTGGCCGTAAACTTTACATATGATCCGCAGTCGCAGCAGTTGATTATCACGCTGGACGATGGCACAACGCAGAATGTTGATTTGTCTGCGCTGATTACAGAATATGAATTTCTTGATTCCGATACGATCGCATTTGAGATTACAGACGGAAAAATCAAAGCTATCGTAAAGAATGGTTCCATTACGGAAGATATGCTGCAGCCGAACTTCTTGGCAGATGTTAAAGTTGAAGCCGAAAAAGCGAAAGCATCAGCATCCGCTGCGGATGCGTCAGAAAAGGAATCCACGGTACAAGCTAATCTATCCAAAGAGTATGCGGATAAGGCCAAGGAATACAGCGATAACATTGATAAAAAAGCTCATCTGGCAACATTTGATGTGAATGAGGACGGCGAGCTGATCTATACAGATAACACAGCAGATGTGTTTACCGTTGATAATGACGGAAATTTGAATTGGGAGGTGGCTTAAATGGCTATAGCAGGAAGAGTAGCAATCGTGCCAAAAGGCGATTGGAGCGCAGATGCTACATATAAGAGATTGGATGCAGTGACTTATAACAATACGCTTTATTTCGCAAAAAAGGATGTGCCGGCAGGAACGGCAACAAGCAATACGGAATACTGGTCTAAGTCTATCGTGGGCGGTGCTAGTGCGATTGCAACAACAGAGGATGCCGGAGTTGTAAAGCCGGACGGAAAAAGCATGAGCGTAGATGAAAGTGGAACGCTTAGTATTAACTTGGATGGCACCACAATTACATTGGACGAAGCGAAAAACGTCATAAAGCTGGCTGACACATTAAAAGATAAAATTAACGGTGCATTTCCAGCGGCGAACTTAATCAACAACCTTACAACCACAGAAGCCGGATTTGGTTTGGATGCCCGGCAGGGAAAGGCACTGGACGATAAAATTACTGAAATAAACGGCAGTTTAAATAATATTAAAAAAGGTGGCTGGTTAGAGCATGGCAAAGCAATTTCTTTCAATATTTATGATAATACAAGCTATTTTCTTTTTTTAAACTCTGCTGGTAATGTATATGCATCTGTACTTAGTACGGTATATGATTTTCATAATACAATTATTAAAAATGATTTTAATGACAACGATATTGAGATCTCATATGATCATAATACAAGGAATGTCACAGTAAAAAATAATTCGAGTTTAATCATCGATTTTAGATGTATTTAAAATCAATATTATTAAGAAATAATATTCCAAACCTGCCAATTTCCAGCATCTTTGACACGAACAGCTAATTTTCCATTGTACTGTGAAGCTATAGATACACCTATTTGAACCACATAGCCACCACCTAGCTCAACAAATGGAATTGTTAAAAGTATCGTGTGGAAATTTGGAAACGGATTATTGGTAGAAGTATCATAATTGCTGTTCGGTGGCATACGTGCAATTCCAGGGTCAGCGTTGTTCGCATCTTTTGTTTCTTTAATCGCATAAAATACAGTATTTAAACTGCCGTTTAAGAAAATATATCGAACAAACATTCGAACGCAACTTATAAACCATTTTTTATCATAGAAAGGAATAAAAATTATGGACAAAATTATCCTTAAAAACAAAAAAGAATTCGAGATTGCCGATGGAGCAAGCCTTGGAAACGTCCAGATCAAAGCCGAGAACTTCGAAGCCATTAAAACGATCACGGATGCTTTTACTGCAGACAACCTTGCGGAAGTCACATTTACACATAATGGCGAAACATCCGGCAAGTACACCAATCTGAAATCCGATGGGTTTACATATGTTCCGAACATGGGCGAGGATGGCACAGAAGATGGTACATATACCGTTACTATCCGGCTGCGGACAAAGACGGAAATGGAAAAGGCAATTGATGAACTGAAAGCAGGGCATGAAGCAAACGCAGAAGCAATCCAAGAACTGGCAAGCATTGCCGCAGGAAGTGAGGTGTAAGATATGGTTAAGTTTTATGTGCGCAGAATCTTGGTAGACAAGAAAATGACGATTGATGAAGTGCCAATGCGTTGGCGCGCAAAAGTGCAAGAAGAGATTGAGAAACAGCTTTCCGCTTCTCTGCAATGACATTTTCTGTCGAAACTTGCGACCGAAAAATGTTGAAATCATGCATATTACAGTGATACTATGGACTTGTCCGAAAGGACACTTCAAGTTCTGGCATGGGTGGGGCTTGGCATGGCTCCGCCCATAATTGGGGATTGACTATGCCGAACACACGTTCTATAATTGCTTTGTTGGTACATAATAGTTTATGATTGGAGGTTTTTATGGTGGGAGAAGTAAAAACAAAAGAGACTTACAAAGAAGAAATTATAACTATGATAAAAGAAATTGAAGATTATAAGATTTTACGAATTTTGCATGAATTTGTAAAAGCTGGGTTAAAAGAAGAAAAAGCAGGGCGTTGAACCCTGCCTTTTCTTTTAGAATATAAATTTTTCGAAAAATTCACATAACAATTCTTTTTTGCTTACCGGCAATCTGCTATATTCAATAATAATTTTTTTGAAACGTTCATCATTCATTCCAATATTTAATGCAACACTTGAAAATTCTTCGTCAACAGGTTTATTAATGCGCGGGTCTATTAAATCTGTTTTTCCGATTTTGAAATAATCAGCCAACGCCTGAAGCTTTCCTGACCTTGGAAATGATTTACCGGTACACCACATACTTAAAGTTGTTGGGTTAATACCTAAGTCTTTTGCAACATCTATTTGCTGTTTTTGATTTAATTCAATATAGTATCTTAAATTTTCCGCAAACACTTCTTTTTGGATATCGTCTATATCCATTTCGTTAAATTGATTTTCGTTATCCATTTCTTCTGCCCTCCTTTCTAACTGTATTATAAACCAATAAAATAAAAAATTCAATATTAAATCCAATAAATTTGAATTTTAGTGTTGACAATCCAAAATAATTGGATTATTATTAAACCATCAAATATGAAAGGAGAGAAAAAGATGCCTAGAATTTCATTAGAAGCAGTTCGCGTAAATGCGAAAATGACACAAAAGGAATGGGCTGAAATGCTTGGTGTATCTAATGCAACCGTTGTCAATTGGGAAAAGGGCAAAACAGAGCCTAGCTTATCACAGTTGAAAACCATGAGCAAATTATCTGGTATTCCAATGGATTTTATTTTTGTGCCAGATACATCCAATTAAATTGGATTATAAAAGAAAGGAAGCGAGTGAGGACATGAAAGAAATTAAATCCGTGAATGATTTGGTTGTTGTTCCGGTTTCTTATTTTAATGGAATGGAAAAGGAATTGCAGAAGATTCTGAACAAAGTGGATATTCACGATATGGACGTCATGGAACAGGTTCTTCATATGCGGAAATGGCTGAAAACCAAAACCGTATATGAAGAAACAAAGAGATTATATCCTAATCTCCGTTTGGAAAATATTCATTTGCTTTTACCACAAGAAGAAGAGAGTTCTTGTGAGTGTACTGATAAAACAGGCAGTGAATAGATTCTGCGGTCGTGTCGCAGATTGGAATTCCAAACTTATCCGGAACTTTTAGTTCCCAACAAAAATTATTGATATTTGCGAACGTTATATCATTTTCGGCTAATATCTTTGCCATCTTTTCTCGGTCGCAGGATATTGTAGAAAAATCGCAAAACAAAAAGTATTTCAAATTGTATCACCTCACTTATTTGATTATAAGGGGATTATACCACAGAAAGGAGTGAAAATATGGATAATTTAGTACACATTGGAAATGCAGATATTTCCATCAAAGAGTACAAAGGTAAAAGAGTGGTTACATTCAAGGACATTGACATAGTTCATGAAAGACCAGACGGAACAGCAAGACACAGATTCGCTGAAAACAAGAAACATTTTGTTGAGGGAGAAGATTATTTCGTTTTGAAGCCGTCAGACCTTGAAAATACTGAATTGGACGGATTTCGTCCAGTAGGAATTGATGCCGTGAGTCCAAGAGGAACAGCACTCATTACCGAACAGGGCTATCTGATGTTGGTCAAGTCATTTACGGATGATTTGGCATGGGAAGTGCAAAGAAAATTAGTTTCTTCCTATTTTAATGTACATCAAAGTGTCAACGATCAGTTATCTCCAGAATTGCAAGCATTGCAAGGGCTTCTTAATCAGATGGTTCAAAAAGAACTTGCTGATAAGGAAAGAGACAGGCAGATTGCCAAGGCACAGGACACAGCACAGAAAGCCATTGAGACAACTGAACATATCAAAGAAGCGGTGAAACCGGTATTTGATAATTGGAGAAATGAAATCAATGCCAAGTTTAATCGTATTCAGAGAAATGCAGATTGTCAGTTCAACGTATTGAGGACTGAAATGTATTCAGAACTTGAACACCGTGCCGGATGCGACTTAAGTAGAAGAATCAGAAACAGGCGTGAGCGCATGGCAGAAAGCGGATGCACGAAAACAGAAATCAGCGCATTGAACAAAATGGACATTATTGAGGATGATAAGAAATTGCGTGAAATCTTTTCGAAAATCGTAGCAGAGTATGAAATCAGATATTGCGCATGAAAGGAAGTGATTGCATGAGTGAAAAGGAAAAACGCGTTGTTGAAAAACTTCGTGATGCCATTCCGAATATGACAGATTTCCAGAAAGGATATGTCCTTGGAATGGTTGAGAGTTCTGCTTCGAAACATAGTGAGCAGGGAGAGGAAAACGAAACACATAATGGAAAGGAGAATTGAAATGAGCAATTTTGAATTTCAGAAAGTTAATTCAAGGGTAATTCGTAGCGGCGACAACTATTTGGCAAAGGTTGACTCTGCGGAAAGTTTTTCAAGCATTTTCGTTGACGAGGAAACAACATATGGGGTTTCTGTAAGAGATGCACAGATACAGACAGGAGATTCGACTTACACACCTGCAATGGCTTTTACATATTCCGTGGAAGATGGTTCTGTGCGTTTTATAGATGTTGTTGTATGTCCGTTACTCGGAACGTTTGTTTCTGACTGGTACTAAATTATAAAGTGGCAGAAAGGGGCATGAATGAAAAAAGTAATCCAATTCATCATAGGTGCAGTTGCAATGGAATATTCCCTGGTTGCCGCGTGCTATATGGATAGTGAGGGAGCGGCAGGGAATATGGCGGCTATTAAATTTGTAGCCGGGGCAGTAATTGCGGCAGTCATGTATTACTGGTCGGAAGTAGACCGGAAGAGAGCCGAACTTGACAAAAGAATTAAGAGAAAACGCAGAACGAGAGAGGATGCATGGTAGGCGTTGTGTATATAAGTGGCACGAGATGTTCCACGAAAGAAAAGCGTATGCTTGCTGAACTTTTGGCAGGGAAACGAAAGAAACAGAATGATAAAGAGAATTTTGAAAAGGTTCTTGACAGAGAAATGGAAAGGAGAAGCAACAATGGAGAACAAAATAACGTTGATCGGTGATGTTGTATCAGCACCAAGGGAAAGCCATAAATCGAACGGTAAGAAATTTTATAAATTTTTCATCGGAGTTGAAAGAAGAAGCGGTGTTGCAGATATACTTCCGGTACTGTTTGATGAAAAAATCTGTGATACAGAAATTAGCGGAACAGTATGTGTCAATGGGAAGATAATTACTAGGCGCGTGAGAACAGGATCCGGAGAAGCCATTCTTATGTATGTTATGGCTGATGCGATCACAAAACCAGAGGATGATAGCCCTTTGAATGAAGTAAGTCTTGATGGAATTATCGAGGAAAAGCAACTTAGAGAAACACCACTTGGTAGAAAAATCTGTGATGTGAAACTCAAAACTTTAAGAGAGAATGGAAAAGAGGATTTGATCACTTGCATTGCATGGGGAAAGTGTGCAGAGTATACGGACTCACTTGCTTTAGGTGATAAGGTAAGCACATACGGCAGATTACAGAGCCGGAGATATCAGAAAACGTGTAAAGATGGTCGCGTTGTGGAAAAAGTTACATATGAGTTTTCAATAAAAGGAATCGTGGGGGTGTAGAATAATGCGAATGATTTTAAAATCGTTGCGACTTGAAAATTTCAAGGGGGTAAAGGATAAGACATACAAATTTGGCAAGACAACAAGGGTTTCCGGCATGAACCGGAGAGGAAAGACCACAATCGGGGCGGCATGGTACTGGCTGACGTCTGATAAGAACTATGAACTTGTCAGCAATCCAAATATCAGACCGGACAATATAGAAGATTGCATTCCAACCGTTACTGCAGATGTTGATGTGGACGGAAAAGAGATTACTCTTTCCAAGATGCAGAAGCGAAAAGTTGGAAAGCCGGATAAAAATGGAGTTTCGAAAGTTACTATCACAAATACATATGAGATCAATTCTGTGCCTAAGACAGAACGTGATTTTAAGGCATATCTGGAAGAATTAGGGTTTGAGTTTGATAAATTCCTCATTTGTTCGCACCCGAATGTGTTCACTAAGGATTTGTCGTTGAAGAAAAAACAGGATGAAATGAGAAAATCCTTATTCGCTATGGCAAGTGCAAAAACAGATTTAGAGATTGCACAAATGAATAAAGAAACTGCAGATGTTGCAAAACTACTTGAATCTTATAAATTCGAGGAAATTGAAGCCATGAACAATGCTTCCAAGAAGAAAGCAGTTGAACAGTTAGATGCGATTCCAAATCAGATTATCGGTCTGGAGAAAGCAAAGGTTGATGTAGATGTGGCAGAACAGGAGTTATTGAAAGCCGATTTAGAGAGAAAGATTGAAGCACTTGAAGATTTAATGGAGAAATCTGATGTGCGGATTGATGAAATGCGCAGCGAAGAAATGCGTTGTCAGTTTGAAATGTCAGCTATCGCGCAGAGAATGAATAACGAGCTTTCAAGCAAGAAGCGTGAGATTGAAAATCACAAATACGACCACGAACGGAAGTTAGAGGATGTTCGTTCATCAATCAGAAAAGCACAGGATTCTATTGAAAGCAGTAAGAAATCAATCTCTGAACAGACTCTTAAGAAAGCTGACCTTGTGAAAAGGTACAAAGAGGAAAGGGAAAAGAAGTTTGATGAATCCAAGTGGGTATTTGACGAAAATAGCACTGTTTGTTCATTATGCGGGCAAAGATTGCAGGAAGATAAAATAGAGTCTTTAAGAGCCGATTTTTCGCAGAGAAAGGCAGATGCAATCGAATCATTTAATGAAGAACACGCGAAAACGCTTGCCATGATCGTTGACGATGGAAATGCGTGTGCTGAAATGATTAAGAATCTGACCGAGAATAACAAAGAGCTGGAAAACAAGATTAACACCTTGAAACTGCACGAAGCGGAAGAAATTGACATTATCAAGAAATTCGATGAACAGATTTCTGAGATTCCGTCTTTCGCTTATTGTATGCAGAACGCTGAATATGCCAAGTTAAAGGCTAAACAGGATAAATTGCTTGCTGATATTGCAGAGTTAGAATCCAAGGGCACAGATAAGGCGGCTGATTACGCAAAAGCTGATATTACAAAATTAAAGAGCCAGCTTGATGAAGTAAATAAGATTATTGCACAGGCTGAAAACAATGTTCGCATTGATGAACAGATTGCAGATATGCAACATAAACAGAGCGAGTATGGGCAAGCAAAGGCAGATGCCGAGAAGATTCTTTATCAGCTCAAAGAAGTTTCAAAACGAAAGAATAAGTTACTTGTTGAGGAAATCAATCAGCATTTCGGTATTGTACGTTGGAAGTTGTTCGATTTCCAGAAAAACGGAGAATATAAGGAAGTTTGTATTCCTACGGTGCTTGATGAAGAAGCTGGCATTTACAAGGTGTTCGGTGACACGACTAACACTGGCAGGGAAATTGAAGCGAAGATTGATATTTGCAACAGTTTTCAGAATTTCTTTAATATGTATGTTCCGATTTTCCTTGATGGTGCAGAAAGTATCAATGATGAATATGTACCGTCTGTTGATACACAGTTAATTCTTCTGACAGTATCAGAGGATAAGCAGTTGAAAGTGGAGGGTGTGTAAATGAAAGAAGAATTATTGAAAATAGCATCGGAAAGTTTATCTTCGGATGAAGTAAGTGAAATTGTCAAAGAAAAATTTATGAATGCATTGGTGGGAGCAATCGAAGATGCTTTTCGTTGGGGAGATGCAAAGCATGCCATTGAGGAAAAGGTAAAAGAAGTCATGGTTCCATACATTGAGAGTTATGATTTTTCAGAGTATCTTCCCAAACTTGATTCTGTTTTAACAGAGATTGTTAATTCGGATTTCTGTATTGGAAATAAAAAGATTCTGGAGAATTTTAAAGACCTTATGGTGGAGCCGGAGCAGAAAGAAATCAAACTTACGGATTTGTTCAAGGCATGGATTAAACAATGCGAAAGGGATATTGACACAGAAGATTTAGACATTGATTACGATGATGGCGTTTCTTATCAATCCGTGGAATGTGAAATGCGGTTTGAGCTGGAAGATAAGCCATCATGGAGCAGTGTGCAAAGAGCAGTTATCACATTTGAAAATGAGCATGATGAAAAACTGAATGTTGAAATTCCTGTGTCAAAGCGGATATGGGGCAACGGAAAAGAAGAACCATATACACTTTCTTCCTATAAAGATTTGACGATTTCGTCACTTAGAAACTTGAGTGAATTTGAGGTGCTACTCTTGAGATTATCCAGAGCTGGAACGGCTATCGTTATTGATAAGGAATATGATGACAGTTATATTCAACCGGAAAAAGAACCGGAAGCGGATTTTCACTAAGAAAGCGGGGATATTGAATGTCGAGAATAGGAATCGGAAACAACATCACACAGCCGGATGCACGGTGTATGTCGTGCAAGCGTTGGAAGAGTGCAAGTAAAGGGTTCTGGGGAAGAGCCGGACATTGTTCTCTTCCGTATTGCGAGAAAGACGCGAGGAATAAAGGAAAGAGAGGGTTTAGAAGATGAAACAGCAGATTACCGAGGAAATGAAAATCCAGAATGAATGGTACAAAGAAGCGAAAAAACAGACTGTGGAAACACTTCCGGAATTTGTAAGGCATTTAACAGAAGACTATTCGCATGATTATGGAACTATTTGCCACGCAGTTGCGGCAGCAGGAATAGCAGCCATGTACGCGGTTGACAATTCTCCGACAGGTGGAATTACCGGATTTCAAGCCGGATGTATTATGTGGCAGGTTATTAGAGAATGGAATTTTCAGAACAATAAGACAGGGTTGAAAATTCTTGATTATGACAATCTTCTTTATCCGCAGTATAAAGCTTCTTTTGTATCTATAAGTAGTAAAATTTGGGAATCTGTCAAGAAAGAAGCTCAAAACAAAATTAACCAGAATAACGATAAAGTGGAAAAATGGAAGGTTGCTCATGATAAATGGGCTATTGATATGGAGAAGTTTAAAGTAGACGTTGTGGAATGGCAGAAACAGCATCCGGAATATCCAACATATGAGGACAATCCAAAATTCTATGAGCATCTTTGCTTTGGAACCGAGAAAGAATGGGATGAAGAAACCAAGAAACAGGAGAGCGGATTTATGTTTGCTCCAACGGAACCATGCAATCCAAGTGCTAATCCAAATGTTATTGCACATTGGAAATCTATTGTTAATGGAAATGTTCCATTTGGTTTGAAAATTGAGGAGGAATGATAAATGCAGTATATCAAAGCGAAATTTCCAAACAGCACAAGAAGCTACGTGTATCGCACCAAGGATTCCGTGAAAGCTGGCGACACGGTTGTAAATGCCAAGGGTGCAAAGCTGACCGTTACGGATGAATCAGTGGATATGAAGTGGGTGGATACCTACGGCGCTGATAAGGTGGCGGTTGTGAAGAAGTGTGAAGAAAGCGAGGAATGTGCATGAAGCTGATTAGTAATGCAAAGTTTGGGGAACCGGTGGAAAGTGGAACGGTTTTCAGAACTCAAGGCCACGGAATCGACATTTGCATACATAAAATTTGCGGTTGCGGAGATACGTGGTATCTTAATTGCAACGAATTGGGAATTGATAATCTACAGCTCAAAAGCGAAAATCTTTTCCGATGCGTGGATGAAGCAAAGGAAATTCTCAAGAAACAATTAGAACTTTTAAATGAGCGGTTCAATAATTTTTATGAAGATAACGATGTTAAGATTTTAAGATATTAAGAAAGTGAGGAATAATTATGGCAGAGAACACAGAATTAGTAAAGGCAGAAGAAAAGACAGAGGTTGCAACACACAATAACAAGGTTACCGATTACAGCCTTGGGATTTTTGGAACATCTGATAATTTCATTATGGCTATGCAGATGGCAAAGGCGTTAGCCGAGTCAACAATAGTTCCGCAGACGTATCAGAAAAATCCATCTAACTGTTTGATTGCCATTGAGCAGGCGCAGAGAATGTGCATCAGCCCGCTTATGGTTATGCAGAACCTTTTTCTGATACAGGGCAAGCCAAGCTGGAGCAGTAAGTTTTTGATCGCGTCTATCAACGCCAGCAACAAATTCGACATGGAGTTGCAGTACGACGAAACCAAGGACAAGAACGGAAAACCTTATTCTTGCACTGCGTGGACTATGAAAAATGGTCGAAGAATTGAGGGCATGGAAGTTAATATGCAGATGGCAGATGATGAAGGTTGGGCGAAGAAGAACGGCAGCAAGTGGAAAACAATGCCGCAGTTAATGCTTCGTTATAGAGCAGCATCATTTTTCTCTAGCCTTAATTGCCCGGAGCTGACAATGGGACTTTATACCAAGGAAGAAATCGAGGATGGCGATTTCAAGGAATATCCGATGGAAGATTTGCAAGAGCAAGTCAAGCGTGATATTACGGAGAACGCCAACAGTGAGCCATTTGTTACGGCGGAACCTTGTTCAACCGAAAGTGCAGCAGTTGAGCCGGAGAAAGTAGCCGGAGAAGTCGTTGAGAATGACGAGAACGTACCGGACTTTATGAAAGATTAGGGAGGTTTTTATGAGAGTTATATCGCAGGACGGAACCCTTGATATGCCATATGAAGAGGTGATTATTCAGAGATTCAGGTCAAGAATTTATTTCCTGAACAAAAACTTAATAGGTGTTGAGTCGCTTAATGAAGACATGCAAATTGCTGAATATTCCACTGAAGAAAAAGCAAAGAAAGCCATGGAAATGCTTAGAATTGCGTATGCTGGCAAGTTTATCACAAATGCGGATATTCCAGATGATTTCAATGAAACGCTAAAGGCTGCTATGAAAGGCGGCTTTGGAACTGTGGCAGTTAAGGATACTTGCGAACGTGTGGAATTTAACAATCTGAATGGATATTTTCAGTTTCCGGCAGAGGAAGAATTGGAGTAGGGTATGGAGATTTTATCGTTTTTAGATGCAGTTCAACGTGATATGGCTGATAATATCTACAACTTTTGTAAAGATGGGAAGTGCAGCCAATGCGGGAATTGTTGCAGTAACTTGCTTCCTATGAGCCAAAAGGAAATTGATGTTATTCGACGGTATATACGTAAGAAGCATATCAAAGAGTGTCGGCATATCGCGCCGGCAACGGTAGCCTATGACATGACTTGTCCGTTTCTTGATACAGGAAAAAGTTGCGAAAAGTGCCGAATTTATCCGGTTCGACCGGAAATATGCAAGCAGTTTATTTGCGACAATGAGCAGAGGGCAAAGCACAACCGGAAGTTGTTAGGGCAGACACGAGACATTATTAACGTAAGAGAAGAATTTTTCGGAAAGTGAGGCGGTATATTGGTTGAGGAATGGAGATGGGTAAAGGGCTTTGAGGGTGTATATCAAGTATCAAACCTTGGAAGATTGAAGAGTTTCAAAAAATATTCTGACGGTTATATTCTTTCTGAAAGGAACGAAAAGGGAGGATACCTGAGTGTTGTCCTTTATGATTCAATTCAGAAAAAGCGACGTTGTACTAGAATTCATGTGTTGGTGGCAGAGTCTTTTATCGGAGAAATTCCTAAAGGTTACCATGTTCATCACATTGACGACAACAAGCAGAATAATGTTGTTACCAACCTTGAAATTATACATCCAAAGAAACACCGAATAGAAACACATAGACAACATCCACAAATCAGTACAGGAATGATGAATTACAATAAGTTTGAAAGACCTAAACATATTTTACAGTATGATTCAGATGGACATTTTATCGCTGAATATGCAAATGGACAAATTGCAAGCGAACTTACGGGAATTTGTCAAAGAAATATCTTGCAGGTGGCAAACGGAGAAGAATACAAACCGGGGAAGATAAGAAAACAAGCCGGTGGGTATATTTGGAAACTAAAGGAAAGTGAGGTGGTTTAAATGCTTATGCGATGTTGCGGTTCATCATCGGCAGGCAACAGTTACGCTTTAATCAGCAATAGTGGCGAGATTCTTGCAATCGAAGCCGGATGCAAATTTCTTGATTTTAAGAAAATGATTGATTGGCGTATTTCTGATGTTGCAGGATGTATCGTCTCACATGAGCATGGTTAGGAGACCATGCACGATACATAAAAGATTTCATGAAATCCGGCATACCGGTTTATACGGCATTTGAAACGCAGACAGCACTTGAAACCATTACCGGAGAGCGTACAATAGCCATTCCGCCACGCAGAGTACGGAAAATCGGCAGTTTTACGGTTACCCCCTTCAATGTACCGCATGATACAGAAATAGAGTGCTACGGCTATTTAATTGAGCATGAGGAAATGGGTAAACTGTTATTCTTGACCGACTTGGAATATTGCAGATATGACTTTTCCCACATGAAGGTTGAGCATATCATGGTCGAATCCAACTACAGTATGGACTTGGTAGACCGGAATGAGCCGAACTACGAACACCGTTTGCGAGGTCATATGAGCCTTGATACGGCACTTAAATTTATTCAGACGAACGACAACCCAGCTTTACGAAATGTCGTTTTAATACACTTATCGGATACAAGCGGAAATCCCGCGTTATTCCTACAACGAACGAAAGAAACAATTGAATATGGAGCAAATGTTTATGTTGCAGAAAAAGGGCTAGAGGTTGATATGAACCTTTGTCCGTTCTGATTGGTTGAAACACCTTGGCGAAAGCCTAAAAGAAACTATCTTGTTTGGCGAATAGTTATCACAAACCTTATTGAAAGCCATGTCTTGGCGGTGCGTTTACCGTGCCGCCCTTACAAAAGATTGGAGGTAAAAATTGAAATTATGTGAATACTGTATGGCTGAATTTGAGCCGAAACAACAAAATCAGAAATACTGTAGACCAGAATGCGCAAGAAGATCTGCGCAGTTTAGAAATTTTAAAAAGGCTGGAAGAATTGTGTATACAAGAATATGCCCGAAATGTGGCAGACTGTTTATGACGATAGATGAACGAAAATTTGATTGCCAAGACTGCATCGGCAATGAAGTTAAAGAACGATTGAGAAAGCCAAAGAAAAAGGATGATGCAATCAAGGCTGTGAATCATATGGCACGCGCTTCCGGAATGAGTTACGGAAAGTTTGTGGCTCAAATGAGCATGAAGCCATTGGAGAGGAAGTGATTGGATGGGATATAAACACGGATTATCAAATAAATGCGGTAGATTATATCCTCTGTGGAAAAGTATTAAATATCGTTGCTATTGCAAAACTTCTCGCGACTATAAAAATTACGGTGGAAGAGGGATTGCAATGTGTGATGAATGGAAGAATGATTTTCTAAGTTTCCACGATTGGGCAATCGCAAACGGGTATAAAGAGGAAAAGACGGATAAGGGATTGAACATTTTAACCATTGACAGAATTGATGTTAATGGGAATTACGAGCCTAGCAATTGCAGGTTTGTAACAAATGCAGAACAAGCTAAAAACAAAAGAAATAGCATTCCTTTAGAGGAAAAATTTTTAAAATGTCCTGTTTGCGGAAAACAATTTGTGAAAAAGCAGAGAAATGGGCAAAAAACATGTAGTAATCACTGCGGAAGGATTCTTTATTACAGAGAGCATCCAAACACAAAAGACTATATGAAAATATGTCCTATTTGCAATAAATCATTTAACGCCAAAAGAGGAGGTCATTACAATGACGCAGTTTATTGCAGTAAAAAATGTAAAGATTTATCAGGTTCGCCTGTTTGGGAGCACAACGGACAAACCCATAGGGTTGTTGAGTGGGCTGAAATAGTAGGTATAAATGCACATTGCTTATTACATAGAAAGGATATGGGTTGGACTATTGAAGAGATATTAACAACGCCATTGAGAGGTAGAAGAAAATGCCGAATGTAAATTACAAGCAGCTATATGCAATAAAAAAGAACAACGAGAAACGGATATTAAGTGTTTGCCCTAGAATGAAAAATCAGAGCGGAATTTATTTCTACACGAGGACTGATGAAAACGGTATATCTTACTTTTACATTGGGCAGAGCGTTGACTGCTTAGAGAGAAATGTTTCACATTTATCCGGTTATCAGCACATAGATCTTTCGATTAAAAAAAGAGGATTTTATAGTGAAGAAAATCCGTATGGATGGAAATTGGATTTTATCCATTATCCGAGAGAGAAACTTGATGAAATGGAACAATATTGGATTTTGGAATATACAAAGAAAGGTTATCAATGCCGTTACAACAAAACGGCTGGCGGTCAAGGCGCAGGAAAAGAAAAGATAAACGAATTTAAACCAGCAAAAGGCTATTATGACGGCATTAAGCAGGGCAAAAAGAGCCTTGCCAAGGAATTATCACATATCGCTGAAAAGCACCTTGAAATCCGTTTAAAGCCGGAGAAACAGGGTAACAAAGTTTCTGAAAAGCAGTATGAGAAGTTTATGAATTTGCTTCATGGGGAGAATTGAGAGGTGACATTTTGATAAATAAATTAAAAGGAAAGTGTTATGCAAATTACAGCCCGGGTGGGGATGGAAATGATTCTGAATTGGTTTTAAAAATAAACGAGATTGTCGATTCCGTCAATAAACTTTTAGAAATTCATAAATTTCCAGAGGAAAAGGAAGAATTTTGCGAATGGAAATACTACAGCCTTCCAACTGGATTTTCTTTTTACAGAACAGGGTGCGGAAAACAGAAATTATACTATTGTTCCAGGGATATCTATTGCAGTAATTGCGGAAAAAAGATCAAGCGCATTGATTTATCGAAAGAAGGTGCGAATGATGGCAGAAGTCAAGTGGATTAAGATCACAACAGATGTCTTTGATGATGAAAAGATTCTGCTGATTGAGAGTATGCCAAGTGCGGATAGCATCATTACGATTTGGTTCAAACTTCTTATTCTTGCCGGAAAACAGAATAACAACGGTGTGTTTATGATGAGCAACAAGTTACCGTTCACGGATGAAATGCTTGCCACCATTTTTCGCAGAGATTTAAACACGGTAAGGCTTGCGCTTAAGACCTTTGAAGAATTTGGAATGATAGAGGTTGTTGACAACGTGATAACGATTCCGAATTGGAATAAGCATCAAACGCTTGACGCTTATGAGAAGAAAAAGGAACGTGACAGGCTATATCAACAGAACCGAAGAAAGAAGCAGAAGAACCTAATTGAGCAAAAATCGACCGATAAATCGTCTGACGTCGTTGTTTCAGATAAAGAAGAAGAAAAAGAAGAAGATAAAGAGAAAGAAAATATAAAAGAAAATTCGCTGTCGACCGATTCCGGAGATTTGTTTGATTTTGACGATGCATGGAAAAAGACTTTTAATATATACCCCAAGAAAACAGCGTACAGTACCTCTAAAACAGCTTGGATGGATAAAGTGCTAGAAGTTATCGAAGAGAACCAACCGGACATTGCACGGCTGTTATACAAAGCCACAGAGGCATATTTGAGTGACTATCAAGAAAAGAACCCGGACGATACGGATTTTCGGTACATTCCAAAATATGTTGATTGGCTGAAAAATGATTGCGACTATTGGTTGCAGATTGCAGAGAAACGAGGTGATTGCAGTTGACAGAAGCAGAGTTCGGAGTGATCGGGTGTGTATTGATTGACAATGATGTTCTAAATAACATCTGGAGGACACTGAAACCGGAAATGTTTAGTTCAGATTTCGCGCAGGACACATACAAGGAAATGCTTGCCATGTATGACCGGAATGAAAGTATTGACCCAATGTCTTTATCAATGGCACTTGAGAACCACAAATACACACAGGAACAGATTAGCGAATTGATGAAATCCTGTATTACCGAAACAATCACCTCAACTATGGTTAAAAGCTATGCCGATGCGGTTGCGAAAGAATACAAAGCAAGAACGGTTCGTGACATGTATCAGAAATCCAGTTTAAAACCATGCGACATTGATGATACAATCAGCGATCTTCTTACAAGACTTGAACATTTGCAAGAGGGAAAGGAAGTAAAGCTAAAACCAATTAAGCAGATTTCAGTTGAGAATAAAGACAAATATTTCAACGAAAGTGTTGGAGAGGGTGGTATAAAAATCGGGTTATCGCAACTTGATGATGCGCTTGGCGATCTTGAACGAGGTGATGTAACAGTAATTGCCGCAAGACCGGCAGTCGGAAAATCCGCACTCACAACGCAGATTATTGGGAATATGGCAAAAAAAGGACTTAAAGTTGCATATTTCAATTTGGAGATGAGCGATAAACAGGTGTATGAACGATTCATTTCAAGACTTGCGGAAATCGGTTTAACGAGAATCAGAAGGGCAAAAGCATTTCTTGGCGATGAACAGGAAAAATTTAACCAAGCAAATGAAGAAATGAGTGATTATCAATTATGGATTGCATCCGGGACTGTATCTCCGAGAGAGATAAAGTCAGAATGCAGGCACCAAAACTTTGACGTTATCGTTGTTGACTATCTGCAATTGCTTATGCCGGATAACAGATATTCGGGAAGAAACGAAGAAGTAGCATCAATTTCAAGAGGTTTAAAATCGGTTGCAAGAGACTTAAATACACATGTGATAGCACTTTCACAGATAACAAGAGCTTCCGAAATCAGAGACACAAAAGAACCTACCATGGCAGAGTTGAGGGAATCCGGAGCAATCGAACAGGATGCCTCCAACATAATCATGTTGTGGAACATGTCAGAGGATAAGGAAGTCAAGGGAGCCAAGGTTGAAAAGAACCGGCAGGGAATGACGATGCGCGAAGCAATGGAGTTTGATGGGGATCACATGAAGTTTGTTGAAATCGAAAAACCGTTTGATGATGTTGTTGCGGAAATAAAAAAGAAAGAACGTGGGGACGGATTCAAACCATACAATGGCGATTGTCCGTTTTAGAGGTAGCGGATATGGCAAGTGCAAAGATCGAAAAAGGTTCGGAAGAATGGCAAGTATTTATGGATTATTGGCAATTCATTCAGAAATACTATTCACCGGACAGCACTGATTCTTGGTGGGACGAAGTTGTAAAAGCCGGAGAATCATTGATAGACAAATACAAAGGAATGGAGATTGAAGAACGTGCAAGACAGCTTGTATTGAGTCACTTTGCATGGTTGGAAATCACATACAGAAAGGAGAAGTCAAAGAAATGAGCAATGCGTTGAGACGGAATAAAAAGCCAACATTTTACACAAAACAGGAAATGCGGATTATCGGGCGAAATGATTTTGAAAAGAGAAATGCGGATAAGGTTATATCAAAATCATACAAAGATTTTGTCGTGATTGGGTATATCATTCTGCATGACAAATTCGGTTTCGGACAGACAAGAATCATCCGGTTGCAGGATTTTTTGAAATCCTACTTAGATGAAGCATCATCCGGTGGAGAAAATGGAAAGGATTTGGCTGTTTATCTGAAAAGCAAATACGAAATCGACATCAAAGAGGAAGTCGGAAAAATTCCACAGAGACAGTTAATGAACCTGTATGCAAAGAAAGGTTTCTGCATCGAGCGTGAAGCATACAGACTTTCCAGTGCATCGTTGTTTAACTATTTTGCACTGACACTTACGATTCTGAAAAAGGAGTTTAAGATAACAGCGAAACAGTTGCAGTATTTCACGGACAAGTTTATTGACTACATCGACACATTGGCTAATTACAAGCAGTTCCAGTTGACCGTGCCGATGATAGCGCAGAGTTTGGCGGATGAGATTAAGTTTGTATGTGATTTGGAGGTTTAATATGACGAATAAAGAAAAATATGCGGATAAAATCATTGATATTACAGTAAGTAAACTTGCACTCAAAGATGGCGAGCCTGTTCCATGCGCAGAGATGAGATGTTCAGAGTGCGGATTCTATATTTCTAATTATTCATGTAAACATAAAATGCTGGAATGGTTAGATTCAGAATATGTTGAGCCGCCTGTTGATTGGAGTAAGGTTGCAGTCGATACGCCGATTTTGGTAAGAGATCATGAAAATTGCGAATGGGCTAGAAGACATTTTGCAAAAATCAAAAACGGAACGGTGTTTGCATGGCGCGGTGGGGCAACGTCTTGGAGCGAGGATGATGAAGAGACTATTCCGTGGAAATATGTCAAGCTGGCAGAAAGTGAGGAATAGACATGGAGAGATTAACAGAGCGAACAGCGATTGGAATCTTAGTAAAAGAGAATTATGAGAAAGAATCCTTAAAAACCTTGTATTCGTGCTATGGCGAAAATCCTAATCCATATTATTCCAACTGTGAAGAAGGTTATTGCGCAATGGAGAAGTTAGCGGATTACGAGGATGCAGAGGAACAGGGCAGGCTTTTCAAGTTGCCTTGTATGGATAAATTTCTTGAAAGTGTAAGCAATCAAGACTTTGATAGAAGAATATCGGAAGTTGTTGAAATGCTTGAAGAAAAACAACTCTACGGAACTATCAGTTTGATAAAAGATTTGAAATATTACCTTGACTTAGCCACAAAAGAAAAGGCGCACACTTGTAACTGTCAGCACAACAGCAATTCAAGAGATAATGAGCCTTGTTGCAGATGTGATAGAAAAGTTTCAGAAAATGATGATGTAAAAAACAAAGTTACATCTTTGGAAATTATCGTAAGGATGATAGACAACAAGCCATATTACGGAATCAAGTACAAAAAAGTCGGCGAAGATTATTACCATGTAGGTTACAGTTCATTCAATATTGATAATGTATTGAAATGGCGTGATGAGTGTTTTGAACTTGTTGACATGAAAATGACTAATTCCGACAGAATAAGGAGCATGACGGACGAGGAATTAGCGGAATTTCTAGCAACTGTAACAAGTGATGTTATATGTGGAAGTTCATGGGATTATGATGGGTGGATTAAAGAGCTTCAATCAGAAGCGGAATAGGAGAGAATATGGAAGATAGATATTTATTCCGCGGAAAGCGGATTGATAATGGCGAATGGGTGCAAGGATATCTGATTGTAGACGAGAAAGACTACTCTAAATATTTTATCGGGTTTGTGCTTGGAACTAATGAAGATGGTACTCCTCACGATTTGGATGTCGTGCAGGTAGACCCATCCACAATCTGCCAATGCACAGGCTTAAAAGACAAGAATGGCAATCTGATTTGGGAGAATGACATTGTAAAAATAAATAATAGCAAGGTGAATACGCTTATAACATTTAGGGATTTTGAAATTATATGTACAATTCCTAACGAAAAATATTATAAGCACAGACTTGAATATGATACTGAATATGAAGTTATCGGCAACATCTTTGACAATCCGGAGTTATTGGAAAGCGAGGGATAATATGACGGAGAGTGAAGCAATTAAGATATTGAAGAAAGACAGTTGTTATGAATGCGCACAAGGCACAGACAGCCCGCTTAATTGTGAATATGGGGGATGCAGGGTTGCGAAAGCTACTAGAGTAGCAATACAGGCACTTGAAGAAGTACAACAGTACCGTGTAATCGGCACACTGGAGGAATGCGGGGCGGCGGCGGTTAAGCAGACGGCGAAGAAACCTATATTTAACCATAACCTTAGTGATACTCTTTCTATATTCCATTGTGAATGCGGAAACAAAATTAAAGTCAGTCACGATATAGGGATAATGAATAACAACAATGCGCCAAATTACTGTAGCAAGTGCGGTTGCAGGTTTGATTGGAGTGATGAAGAATGATGTTTCAATCGTACATAAATTTCTTTCTACTAATACTTATAGCCGTTAGGTTAGATATTCTAACAGAATTTGGAGTTAATCTTTTTTGCATTCTGTCAGTTGTAGGGATGATTGGACATGAGATTTTTGATTATTTGAAAAGAGGAGATAAAAACGATGGGACTGATTGATGCAGACGCACTAAAAGAATATTGCATGCGTGCGAGTAAATCTGATGATGATTTTAGGAGAGTGAGTTTGGCAACATTGGCAAGCGTGATAGATGCACAGCCGACTGCCTACGATCCGGACAAGGTTGTGGAGCAGTTGGAAGACTATGGAAATGAAGAAACACACTATTATAAAAACACTCCATATGAAAAGTGCATAGAAGAATGCGTACATAAAGCAATCGAGATTGTGAAAGGCGGTGGAGTAGAGTGACAAGCAAAAAATTATGTGAAATGTGCACGGAGTATTCTGCTGACGAAAAATGTGAGTACAAAAATACTTGCGAATTGCAAAAGATTTTGACGGAAAACAAAGACCTGAAAGCGGAAAATAAACAACTTAAAGCGAAAGTTGAAAAGTTAGAAGTTGAAAAATCATGGTGGAATTCACCGGACATGATGGGAAGGTGGTGAAACAGATGGCGATTAAACCAATTTTATTTAACACCGAGATGGTTCGGGCAATTCTGGACGGACGGAAGACTTGCACCAGACGTGTGATAAAGCCACAACCACAATCAGGGCTATGTTATACATATGCAGGTAGCCACAAGGATTGTATAGGAAAATGGACATATCCAAACAGGGGAGCACACAAACTTTGGGGCGAAGAATATAAGCTTCCGGAAAATATAAAGGATGAGGAATTAAGCAAACGATGGAATCCGCCATATCACACGGACGATATACTGTACGTGAGAGAAACATGGAGCGAAGGATATGAAGATGGAACATATATTTACAGGGCTGATGATAAGCTGGCAGACTTGCCTACATTTAAGGAATCATCAAAACTGATATACCGTCCGTCCATTCATATGCCGAAAGGAGCGGCACGTATCTGGCTCCGGGTTACGGATGTGAGGGTGGAGCGGTTGCAGGATATTGACGGAAAAGGGTGTGTGAAAGAAGGAATTGAAGAAGAACATTTAAAATACGTCGGAGACGAGTTCGTAAAAGGTATGTTTCATGACCTTTGGGATTCAACCATCAAGAAATCTGATCTTGATCGTTACAGTTGGGATGCAAACCCGTGGGTATGGGTGATTGAATTTGAGATGTGCGAGAAACCGGAAGGAGTGTGAGGTATGAGTAAAAGCAGAGCTAGTAAAATGAACGGCTGTCGTAGTATGGTAAGCCGTCAGAAAAATGATGTTTTTAAGTTTAAGTCTAAGAAGAAAAAGAAAGGGTGATACAGAATGAAGATTTTAAGCAAGAAGAAATACAATAAACTCATTGAAGATTTTGAGGAATCGCAGAAAAAGGTCGAGGAACTCAAAAGGATAAACGAGAGTATCGGGAAAAAGCTGGAAGATAAAAAGACAAGTTGCAAATTGAACAATGGCAAGGATTTCTGCTTTAAATGCGAAAACTCTTACAGATACAAGACATATTGGGGAGGAATGGAAACCGAAAAATGCGGTTGCTTGCTTGATGTACCTTGTGAGGATTTTAAGAGAAAAGAAGATAACTAACTAAAAATCAAAGAAAGGAATAGGTTGTCGCGACATAAAACCGAGGTTTCCTTTTGGTAGATTTAGAATGAAAGTACATTGTTTATTTGAACAGTCAGGAACATTCAAGAACGCTTTCAAGAAGTATGGAATTGAAGCCTACGACTATGATATTCAGAATGAATTTAACGAAACCGACTATGTTACTGACCTTTTCGAAGAGATTGATAGGGGGTATCAAGGTGAGCCGAGTTTGTTTGATAAGATAAGCCCTGATGATTTGATATTTGCATTTTTCCCTTGCATAAGGTTTGAAAATCAAATAATGCTGTGGTTCAGAGGACAGTCGGCAAGTCAGAAAAAATGGTCTTTAGAAAAGAAATGCGAATTTGATATTAATTTACTTAAAGAAGTTTCACTTATGTATGATTTAGTAAACAAATTGTTTATTATTTGCATGAGAAAGGGATTGAAGCTGGTAATGGAGAATCCTTATTCAGAAGAGCATTTTTTAAGGCGATATTGGTGTTGTTCCCCGGCGATAATTGACAGAGATAGAAGAGATAATGGAGATTACTTTAAAAAGCCTACACAGTATTGGTTTTTGAATTGCGATCCGCAGAACAATCTTGTTTTTGAGCCAATTAAGGATGTCGGGATATATGCTAAATGGGAGCATCGAACAATGGAGGATTATCGTGCTACCGGAGCAAGCAACGTTAAAACGGCAAGGTCAATGATACACCCACAGTATGCAGATAGATTTATCAGACAATATATTCTTGATGAAGAAATATGGAGAAATCAATAGTTATCAATTATTATCAGATTTCCAACATTAAAAACTTAAATATCAACCAATAAAATAAGGAGAAATGGCTTATGAAATTTACAAAATTCATTAAGCCAGAACTTGAACAAATCAAAGAAAATGCCAATTTCACGGAAGAAGAGGAGAGGATTTTCTCTCTTCTCTGCCGTGGTTTTTCACAAAAGCAAATATCCACAAAAGAAAATCTATCCCTAAGAACGATAGAGTACAGAGTGAGAGATATCAAAGATAAAATAGAAAGAACGGGGGTATTTGATTGGATGAAAAAGAACTGTTGAAATATGCCGTTGATAGTGGTATTCTCGACATAGCACTTGTGCAGAAGCAAGTCACTATGCAAAAGAGAGAAAAATTACTCAACAAAAATCCCTATAAAATCTATCAAGGAAAGGATGAGAACTGGTACTCATATCTGCCGGATGAAGTAAAAGGCAGACGTAAAATCAAGGCAAAGCGTAGAGAAGCGGTCGAGCAGAAAATCATTGATTATTGGAAAGAGAGAGAGGATGACCCCACGATAGAGGAAATCTTCAACCGCTGGATTTCGCAAAAGTTGGAACTTGAAGAAATAAGCAGGGCAACCTATGACCGATACTTAATGGACTTTCAGAGATACTTTGATGGCATCAAGGATAAGAGAATCAAAAGTGTAGATGAATGTGACCTTGAAACGTTTATACGAAACAGCATCCATGATTTTGACATGACTTCCAAGGCATTCTCAAATTTCCGGACGCTTATCTATGGAATTTTCAAGTATGCCAAGCGGAAGAAGTATGTTAAGTTTTCCATTACATACACGCTGAAAGATATGGATATATCGCCAAAAGCGTTTAAGCACGTAGTCCGGCAGGCAAAAGACCAAGTATATATGCCGGATGAAAAGGAACGCATGGAGATGTATTTAAGGAATCACTTGGATATCGTAAACCTTGGATTGCTATTCATGTTTAAGACAGGAGTACGTGTCGGGGAATTGTCGGCATTAAAGCGGAAAGACGTTGAAAACTACACGGTTGCTATCAATTCTACAGAAACACGCTATCGGGATGATGATGGTTTTCACTATGAGGTCAAAGATTTTCCGAAATCAGAAGCCGGATTGCGATTTGCAATATTGCCAGATAAGTACAAATGGATTCTTGATGAAGTACGAAAGAGAAATCCCTTCGGGGAATATCTATTTGAGAGAGATGGAGAACGGTTGAAATCCTACAACTTTCGTGAACGTTTGCGGTACATCTGTGAACACGAACTGCGAATGAAAGTGAAATCTCCGCACAAAATCCGAAAGACGTATGGAAGTATCTTGCTTGACGGAAAAGTGAAAGAGTCCACAATCCTTGATACTATGGGTCATACAGACATTAGTTGCACAAAAGATCATTATTATTTTGATCGTACCGGAATTGAGGAAAAGAGACAGGAACTTGACTTAATCGAAGCATTATGAGTCCCTCGTACTCAAAGGTACTCAAAGAAAAATTGAAAGAATGGCTATTTTAAGCCATTTCGAGGCAATTACTCTAGGGTTCGATTCCCGTACGGACTGTTTTAAAAGTCGCATAAACACTGTGTTTGCGGCGTCTTAAAAAAATTGGTACTCAAAATGGTACTCAAAAATTGAACACAAAAGAAAGGAGTCTGCGCAAGTGCTTTAGATTCTTTTCTGAAAATGGTAAACTTGGAACGCTGTGGCGTTCTTTTTTTTATGCGGTTTTTCTGCTTATTTTTTGCGGAAGAACCGTATTTTTTTATGCAAAAATATAAGCATAGGAGGGATGCGGAATGTTATTTACAGATGAAATTCTTGAAAAAATCTTAACAAGAGAAGATGTGTCAAAGGTTCCGCTTGTGTATCAGTCAGCAATGATTCACGCAATCAAGGAAGTATTGGAGGAAGAGAATGTATCAGATGCAAAATCAGAATATGGCATTTAACCCAAACCCAAGCTATGCCGCTTATCAGTACAACCCAATGCAGAGGTTTCAACAGCCAGAGCCACAGATTCCGCAGATGCAACCACAGTTTCTTGGAATCCAAGGAAAAGTAGTACAGTCGGAATCAGCGATCATGGCGAATGATGTACCTATGGATGGAAGTGTTGCGTTTTTCCCGATGCAGGACATGAGCGCAATCGTTGCGAAACAATGGGATGCCAATGGAACAATCAGAAAGACCGTTTACAAGCCTTTTAATGAGCAGATGGCAGATTCTTCGAGTGACGATAAAAGAATTGAAATAGGGCTGTCTGACGATGCGACAAAGGCTATTACTGACAAATTGGATTGTTTGTTTGGCAAAATGGAAGAGTTGGAAGATAAGTTATCTTCGCAAGCGCAAAGAAAATCTTCACGAACACAAAAGGAGAGTGAGTCTTAATGAATCCTATGCAGATGTTACAGGGAATGAAAAACCCACAGCAGTTTTTACAACAAATGATGGGGAATAACAGCGTAATGAGCAACCCCATGGCTAGAAATGCTATGCAGATGGCACAAAAAGGAGATTCCAAGGGCATTGAGCAGATGGCTAGGAATTTGTGCAAAGAAAAGGGAATTGACGCAGATAAGGCTTTTGAGTCGTTTAAAAGCCAATTAGGAATGTGATACTAATTCTTGCAAGATTATGTATATAAAAATGAATTATGGAGGTAAATTCTATGTTTAACACAGGTAATTGTGCATCCGTTCCGCTTGTTGCGAACATTGACGGAAACGGAAATAACAATGGATGGGGCGCAGAAGGCTCATGGTTATGGTTCATTATCGTTATCTTCGCTATCTTCGGATGGGGTGGATTCGGTAACGGATTCGGAGGAAACGGAATGAATGGTGGCGTCGGAAGCGAAATCCAGCGTGGATTTGATAATCAGGCGGTTGTGTCAAAACTTGATGGCATTACAAACGGACTTTGTGACGGATTCTATGCAGTGCAAACAGGCATGAATGGCATCAACACAAACATTTTGCAGACCGGATTCGGCATCCAGCAGGCTATCAATGCTGATACAGTCGCTAACATGCAGAATACAAACGCATTACAGTCACAGCTCGCAAACTGCTGCTGCGAAACAAGAGAAGCTATCCAAGGCGTAAACTACAACATGGCAACTAACACTTGCGCGTTGCAGAACACCATGAACAGCAACACGAGAGACATTATCGACAGTCAGAATGCAGGAACACGCGCTATTCTCGATTATCTATGCAATGAAAAAATTTCTTCCTTACAGGCAGAAAATAATGATCTGCGTAGAGCAGCTTCACAGGATCGTCAGAGTGCATTACTTACAACTCAGATGGCAGCTCAGACACAGCAGATTATCAATGCAGTAAATCCGTCGGCTATCCCGGCATATGTTGTACCTAACCCAAATGCTTATGCATATGGATGCGGATGCAACACCGGTTGTGGCTGCTAAAACTAAATAATTGAGTATCTTAATTGAGTTTAACTCGATCATGTCTGCTATGCAGTATTACTTATAATCAAAGGGCAGACTGTAATGTTTGCCCTTATTTTTATGAAAGAGAGGTAAAAATAATGGAAGTAACAGGAATTGCATTACAAACCGTTGCCGCTGGAGAAGATGTGGCATTCACAGAAACAGCAGTAAACGGAACAAAATGTATCGTCCACAGACAGGGAAGTGGAATTATCAAGCTAAGAGGTATCACAAATCAGTGCAAAGCGAGATTCCTTGTGTCGTATTCCGGCAACATTCAGATCCCGACAGGCGGAACAGTCGGAGAGATTTCGCTTGCAATCGCGGTTGATGGAGAACCTTTGCAGTCAACAAAGATGATTGTAACGCCAGCCGCAGCACAAAATTTACAGAATATTAGTTCACAGGCATACGTTGATGTACCTTGTGGCTGTTGCAGTACAGTAGCGGTACAGAATACATCTACACAGGCTATTGAAGTGCAGAATTCTAATTTAATCGTTACTAGACAAGCTTGATAAGTATTCGATAATAAGTCTTTCTAATATTGCTGATACAGAAAGATGCTCTTTGATTGCTTGAATTTTAATCTTTTCCAACAATTCGCTTTCTATTGTGGTTGTGAATTTGATTTTAGACATTGCAAAACCTCCTTTTTAACAGTATACCATAAATACGTATTGACGTAAATATGCAAAATTGTTATAATATACGTAAATAAGTATATACGTATAAAGGAGATTGAAAGATGGCTTTTAAAAAAGGAATGACGGCATATAATTTTGATGATTTGACAGGCAAGACATTTAACAGGCTAACAGTTATTAAAAGAGTATATAGGAATAATAGTAAAAAAGTATATTGGAAATGTAGATGTGTTTGTGGAAAAGAAACAACTGTTGAAAGTTCAAAACTCAAAGGGGGATATACAAAAAGCTGTGGGTGTCTCAACAATGAAAATCGAAATCGCCATATAAATGAACTGACTACGCATAATATGAGTAACAGCAAATTGTTCGAGGTTTGGTGTTCAATGAGAAGAAGATGTGAAAACAGAAAAGATAAGGCGTATAAGTGGTATGGTGCTAAAGGCGTCAAAGTATGTGATGAATGGCAAGGAGAAGGCGGTTTTCAAAATTTTTATAATTGGTCTATAAAAAATGGGTACAAAGAGAATTTATCTATAGATAGAATAGATTTTAATGGAAATTATGAACCGTCAAATTGTCGTTGGATTACGCAAAAAGAGCAATGCAATAATACAAGCAGAAATATTTATATCGATTACCGCGGAGAAAGAAAGACGTTAAGTGAATTATGTGAGATGTATAATCTTAAATATGGAATTATGCACCATAGGATTTGTGATTTAGAACTTCCTTTTGAGATTGCTATGAATTTGAAAGGGTTTTGTAGAGTTCACTACAAAGGAAAGGAAACTGATTTAAGGCAAATATCAAGAGATGAAAAAATAGAGTATAAAACTTTATTGAAAGAAGTATTGGTAAATAAAAGAGACGATATAGAACAAATTATATTAGATTGTGGAGGTAAAAACATATGCACAAATGGGCTAAACAGATAATGGAATGCGTCAAGGCTAAAGTTGACGGCATCGGAATTGAGAATTTTGAGGGACAAAACCTTGATGATCTCAAGGATTGGACAGAGATTGCAAAGAACATCGTATGCTTTGACAAGGACTATAACATTGTTGAAGCGATGAAAAAGTCCGAAGATGAAGAAATCATGCGCATGATGGAAGAATTTGGAGATTATCCGGGAAGAAGATACTACAATGAGTACCGGTACTCAAATGGCAGATTTGCACCGAAAGGGCGCGGAACACGCAGAGGATATGCAGAACCGCCATATTACCATCAGATGCCGGAAGATTACCACGAATGGGAGAGAATGCCGGAATACGACCGAATGAGAGACCTTGACCGAATGAGTATGGGGAAGATGTATTATTCAGATCCTATGAGCGGAAATAACGGCATGAGTACCGGTACTCACGATGCAAGAGAGGGCAGAGCCGGTATGAGCCGGAGAAGTTACATGGAGACAAAGGAAATGCATAACGGAAATTCACCGGAAGATAAGGACGCAAAGATGAAAGAACTCGAAAAGTACATGAAATCTCTTTCTGAAGATGTGACCGAACTGTTTTCCGGTATGTCCCCGGAAGAGAAACAGTTAACCAAGACAAAGCTGACTACGCTTGTCACGAAAATGTAATAGAGAGGGCATTTTGCCCTCTTTGTTTGCGAGGTGGTAAATTGTTCACGATAAACAATGAAATGTGGAATTTGGTCAAAGTATCACGTTATAGCGATATGCTACAGAGAAGTGACGGAAGCAGAACGGTAGGCATGACCGACAGGGACACGAAAACGATATATCTTGCGGATGATTTGCGCGGAAAATTCCTTGACCGTGTGTTATGCCACGAATTATGTCATGCGTTCTGCCTTTCGTACAATGTATACATGGATATTGATACAGAGGAAATTGTAGCGGACTTCTTAGCTACATACGGAAGAGAAGTATTTGAAATAGCAGACAGACTATTGATTGAAATTATGGAGGTTGCATAATGGATAAAATTTCAGAACTCTTACAGTACGTGCACCGGACGAATCCGGAAATGACTAGGGAAAGGCTGATAGAAGAGTTGAGCAAAAGTGACTACGCGGCGCGGTCTTTGATTTTCACGAAAGAAAATTTTCTCCGCGCCCCAAAAAATATTTCGTAATTTTTTTGTACCCCCCTGGGGTAGCGTTTTAGGGTCAAGATTCCATTTTTACGGATTCTCAAAAACATGTAACAAACGTGCAATTATCTGCGGCATTCCGCAAATAACACAAATACACTATATGTTATGCCATATATAGATAATTCATTGATGATATTTGATGATATTGCCGATCACAGGCAAACGCCAGAAGACGCTTGCCCGGCTATAGTTATAGTCTAGCATAGACCGCATTTTACCACTTGTCAAGATAGTTTTTCCCATCGTACCGGCTGTAAGTGTGTGTTATGCTTTCCAACTTTTGCGTGATCTGCAACCAATCACCGCCACGCTGGGCTGTTATTTTGATTTTTGCAGATTCCACCCATTCCACGCCTTCAAATTTCGAGTATCCGCACATTTTGCCGGATATTGCCAGATAACCAAGGGCAGACACCCGGCGCATGATTTCCCTTTTCCCGATATACTCATATTTTCCCATCTTTCCTACCTCCAGACGTTCCGCGCTCACTCATGCATATATCCCTACATCCGTCACGCGATAATTGGTTTATAATTAACCATGCTTGCATATCCCCATACGCCACCCGGCGCACGGCTTGCCCGTTGTGATCGGCTTTAATATCGTAGGTCATACACTTATACCTCCTTATATCGTGTTTATTTGTCAATGTGCGTTATATGCCCGCATCCGGCGGAACGGTGTGCAATCTGTTTTTTGTTGGAGATGCACAAGCTCCAAAGTGCCGCAATAGTGACGGCTTGCGATCTTGCCGCCGCTCTTAATGATAGAACGGTAGAAACGAGCTTTCCCGCGTGTCTTGCGTCTGCATTAAAGCAGATCAACCGCGATTATTTACGGCTGCGGCGCGCCGTGTGACGGCAATATGCCGTCATATAACCCGATGCAGTCCCAATATATGACCATCGGTTAATAAGTCCACGCCGCCGGAATCGAACCGGTACGCAACGCCACCAGGCACGCGGAAAAGGGCGGAAGAGTACCGCCGGTAGTGATCCGGCGCGCATTCTCTGCGGCGGTTGGTTAATAAATAAATATGGCGGTATAAAATCCGCGGCATTCTGTTACATGATTTTTACATAGCTTTTTAATATCACTTATAGCCGCGTATGTCTCTTTCGGCGGGTACTGTCCTTCATAGTCTGTGATTATACGCAATGCCGGAACGTTTTCACCGGATCCGTTGCGGTTGTAAACCGTGATAAATTCTGCATTATATCCAGATGCAGACAACTTTTTCTGTAATCTTTTCAGCTTTTCCATGACAATAATTCCTCCATATTCTAAAATTTCCCGAGTATTCCGGGTAAAGGCAAGCCGGGGAATCGAACCCCGGTAAAGCCAACCTTGCTAATTATTTGCTTGCTAAAATCTCCCTTGCTAATAAGTCCCAATAAAGACCATCGCCGCGTTTATCAAGCCATTTTTCGGCTTCTTCTGTGCTTTCGTCTAACCATTCAGCCATAAGCTGGATAATATCGTAATAACTATAATCAACGCTAACGCCTAAACCTCTCAGCCATTCTATACAAGCGTTGCGTTCTCCAAGCCTTGCAATCGCCCAGCCGTATTCGTTTATGAATTTTTCTTTAATGTCCTTAATTGTACTAAGCTCTTCACCCTGTGCAACCTCTGTTAAATAATTTTTAACCGCTGCCTTAACTTCCTTACTGTTTGTCCTTCTCATTTCTTTTTACCTGTGCTATAATATAGCTACCTTTCTTTTTTGATTGGTGGCGGTTCGTTCTTGGTAGGAGTGACCGCCTTTTTATTTTCTGTGCTTCATTTGATACTTGTATTATAGTAAATATAAGGCACTTATGCAATATGCGAAATAAACAAAATTAGGCACTTATAATATCAATGGAATTGTGAATAATACATAAGGCACTTATTTATAAAACATTTATAGGATTACTATAATATAGAAAGAAAAATAATCCTTGCTATAATAAGGCACTTATGCTATATTTAAAGTACATATATAAAAGCAGGGAGGAAAACAAATGGCAGAATATACAGAAAAACAGACCGAACAAAGGCGGCAAGCAGTAGCTAAGTATACAAAAACAGTAGACCGTGTTAATTGCCTGTTGCCATCCGGGACAAAAGAACGGATCAAGAAAGTAAGCGGAAAAAGTATAAACGCCTTTATAAAAGAGGCGGTGTTGATCCAGTTAGAGCAGTTGGAGAGATTAAAATAAAATATAAGGCACTTTTTGAAAAATATCACTTGACATTATAAGGCACTCATGATATTATAATGACAGATCAAGAAAACAGAGCAAAGGCGAAAGCCAGGAAAGGGAACGGCATATGAAGATCAAAGGAATCGGAACAATCAGAAAAGAAGATGCAATGAGCATCCTAACAAGAGAGGGAAGAAAAGCAGTAAAGAGTGGAGATATTACACTGGAAGAGCTTGGCGATATGTACAAGCTCGAAATGGTCAAGAGATCATCCAAGATCGGACGGAATAGCGATACATTCCGGGAATCGTATAAGTGGATTCCGGAAGATTTGAAAGAAGAGTTGGCACCAGAACAGCTTGGGAAACTCGTAGATAGCTTTTATGAGTGCTACGGAGCAGGGAAGAATTAAAATGCATTGTAATATAATAAAGCACCTTGTAAAAGGTGGGAATAGAAACAGGATTATTATTTATCCAGTGCTTAATGGCACAGAAAGAGAGTGGGAAAGACTAAAAATCTGACCCACTCTTTTTCTGTCACTGAGAATATAATTATTTCAATCCTTGTATCTGGGGAATTGCTCCAGATACCACGCGCAGAGCATCCACTGCACGCGACACAAAACATAAATTAAATGTTTTGCTTTTACTAAAAAGACTATTGTTTCAATCCGTGGTCGCCGGGATCGCTGGCGGCACCACATCGGCAAGCATCCATGCCGTGTGACATATCTATAGTCTATCATAAGATCGGGCAAAATGTAAGTAAATATTTAACAAAGGGCAACTTTTCTGGCTGCCTTTTCTTTTTTGCCATGTCCAAAATCAACAACGCTTCCGGGCATATCTTACAAAATCTCCGAAAAACCGTAAACAAACTATAAAATCTTTCTTAATTTTTTATAAACAAGGCTAGGCTCATTAGGTCTTTGATAAGTCAAAAAATGATAGAATAGTATCAGTTTTTACAAAAAATCGTCTGACAATCGTATGACATAAGGCGACACAATCGTCTGACGTCGCTTTTTCAGAACTATGTTTCTCTTTCTCTATCTTTTTCTTAATCTTTTAAATTAATAATAATACAATGTATCTAAATCCTATAGGTTTATAGTAAGTGTATATCCGCATACGCGCGCGGCGTAAGTATATAATACCACCGTAAAAAATTAAGGCTTGACTTTAACCCCGGAAATAGTGTATACCAAAAGCAGAGAGAAATAAAACAGATTGGAGGTGTGAAATATATGCAGGATATAGAGAGCGTAGATCTTACAAGACTTATAGTGGATCTAGGTACAGTACAGATATACACGTCAACTGTACAAGATTTAATAGACAACGCTTGTATAGAATTTCACATCGAAGATTTACTAAAAGCTGGACAGAGACAATGGAAAGCTGTTATGCAGTATGTTGGTATGCATCTATTCCCTGATACATCGGTACTAAAAGACAAGAGCTTGAAACCTCTTGGTAATGCAACTATACCGACTAATTGTAACAGATATGACAGAGAGGTATTATATAAACTCTGTGATTATTATATATATATCTCCAATGTCTATAGTAAGCTGGTAAGTACAGTAGCATTCAGTTATTTTTGTAATATACCTACAAACACAATGGATATATGGAGCACAGAAGAACCAAGTTCGTTGGCTTTCAAGATGTGGCAAAAATTGCAACGATCTCGTAAAGATTGTATCCTAGATCGTGCGTATGACTCCAATAGCCCAGTAGGCACTATGTTCGTGGGCAATAACGAATTCGGCATGAACCAGCCCGGCATTGGAGATAATGCCACCCAGCGCAAGGCAATCACAGCGCAGGAGCTGCCAAGATTGGACGAGAAAAAGAGTCAAGAATTGCACGCAATTGATACACAATTTGTCGGTGTGGCTGCAAATAATACAGTTTAAATTGTGTGCGGTTATTCTACAATTCACAAATGCAGTAATACCAAGGGTTGTAGCGTTTTAACTATTCGTGAACTATTCGGAAAAGTTAGGTTTTGCGAATAGTTGCAAGGGTATGACATGAATTGTATTAAAACAATTTGATTTTCACACAATGACAACAGAACGAAACGGAAAACATTTTAGATCCCCATGTTTGCAAGAAAAGGATGGGGAGGGGGTCTGACAGAAAGACCACCGGGCGGCTACTAAGTACCTTAAATACCTCAAAAAATAAAAAGCCACTTACAACAACACCCATTGACTTTCACCGTAAATAGGCTATAATAAATTTATAACAATTCACTTTCACGTTGCGAATCGCAACTACATTTCCAAAAAATTTTTAAAAACAAAAAAAGAGTGTTTCGGACAGGAGAATGATATATGACCGGAAATGAGTATCAGAAATTAGCAATGCGGACAAATGATCGCAAAGCGACAGAAAGAATTTCGGATAAATTCGATTTGCTTAAATTTTGCAAAAAGAACAATATCGCATCTGCGTTGCAAGATTATGACTTTGGCGGCATCTTCAATTCTTGTTTGGGGTTATCTGGCGAGGTTGGAGAATTTAACGACATAATCAAAAAATGGATTTTCCATGAGAAACAGCTTAATATTGACCACGCAAAGAAAGAAGCAGGCGATATTTGTTGGTATCTTGCAATGCTTTGCGAATCCTTCGGCTGGAGCCTTGATGAGATCATGCAGATGAATGTAGACAAGCTTAAGGCACGTTATCCGGAAGGGTTTGACATTGAAAGAGCAAACCACAGAGCGGAAGGTGATGTTTAATGGCAAGCTGCAGCAATGAGTTGATGAAAACCGAGTATTCCGAAACCTTTGATGAAAAGCGCAAAGGTTTGATTGAGCAGTCATATTACAAATACGGGCCAGCAAGAATGAACTTTTCCTCCGGAAATGTGGATGCAATTGAAAGTTTGAAAATGAATCTTGCCAAGTTTGAAGAGACCGGAAACCTTGAATACCTGTGTGACGTTGCAAACTATGCTATGTTCCGGTTTATGTTTCCACAGCAGGGCGAGTATTTCGAACATACGGACTCTGATTCATCTGCCGGGATCTTCGGTATGAGCGTAAATGAAATGGAACGATTCAAACAGGAACACAGCTTTGAGGATGGGAGATATTGATATGATTTTAAATATAATCGCTACGGCGATAGATGCCCTTGTAATACTTGGACTTATGGGAGGACAGGTAAAACAAAAAGACAATTCAAACGCAATTGGTTATTTGCTTTCATACGCGATCTTTGCAATGAATATTATGGTCATTTGGAGATAACAATATGACAATTTATGATCCAATATTTGGTATTTACTTTCTGCCGCCAATTTTGAGCGTGGTCGAAAGAATACATATAACAAAATCAAAGCAACCGGATAGTGCAAGGCATAGCACGATAAACATTATTGCTAACCGTCTGATGGCGGTTATGGGGATTTAATTCAGTGGCAGAAGACACGGCTTATATCCGGGTTGTCGCGGGTTCGATTCCTGTAATCCCCACAGGTGATGTTGCCAGTACACCCCTAGTGTGTTTATTACAGAAATGCAGGTGCTAATCAATATACCGGTTAAACTTAGCACAGGTAACTGGATTGAGCGGTTGTCATTCAAAAGATGGCGGTAACCGCTGACTAAAAGAACCTTGCACTTAGTGTAGTGTGGAGCAAGGAAAAACGGAAACTACACGACATGGCTTGTTAGCTGAGATGGATTAGCGACAGACTGAAAATCTGTATAGGGCGGCTCGATACCGCCACAAGCCATTGAGCGGTGTTAGTAGCACCGTGCCATTCTGAAACGCAAGGAATGGTTCGGGTAGGGAACTTCCATGCCCGGCGCGTGCAGATATAATCCTAACTGGTAAGGAAACTGTTTGCTAAACAGTCAGTAGCCGAAAACGGTGTTTCGGTTCGAGTCCGAATATCTGCGTTTATCCTTATCTCCACTTAGTCGGGTGCTACTGCAATAGTTCCGGTCAATGGAGACTTATGGATGATAGCGACATTATTGGTAACAGAAAACCCATCCGTGATTAGAAATTGCAGATTTGAAAGCGGTTGGCATGGTTTTGGCTGACAGGGTTCGATTCCCTGTGCCGCTATTTAAGGTTGGTATTTACGCAAAATGGCGTGTGAGTACGATAAAAACATTGTGGAATATTTATATCAAACAAAAGACACGGAATCTCACGAGGATTCCGATTTTTGCTATGATTGAGGTGTAATATGTGTGATTTTTGCCGGAATAAAAAGAAAATCATTGATGGTAAAGGAAATTTAGTTCTTTTTGGAGCTGAAAATAACATGATTTTCGACAATAGCGATGGAAAAGAGGTTGCAGGATCCGTAAAAATTAATTTTTGCCCTATCTGCGGTAGAAAGTTGGTGGAAGAATGAAACCATTAGAAGAAATATTTTTTAGAGCTTGCGTGAATGAACAGAAAAGAAAATTGCGTTCGAGCGACCGTGAATTGAGCATAAGAGCTATTGGAAATATTTTTGAAAGACTTGGATTCTCATATAAGCAGTTAATGTATTATGTCAGAAAGTGGTGTGACAAGGGATTTTATGATTACGGAGTAACACTTGACTTGGGATGGTTTGAATTTGGCAAGCTGACCGGAGAATATAAACAGATTTATGATTCTATGACAAGTACGGACGGATGGAAAGATGGGGATTTAGCAAATTATATTGTCAGCAATTCTTTTAATCGAGAGCGGATAACTAATTTTTCATTGAGAGAACATCTTGGAATCGGACAGGATAAAGAATTTTTTAATCCGTACAGAAAGGTGGAAGAATGAATGAATGAATTAACACAAAGCAAAGACGGATATATCGTATTTGACGAGAGCGGAACTTGCGCGCTTGCATATGGCGCAGCGGAAAAATGGTTCAAGACCTATGATGAAGCAATCAATTATGCTTTAGAAAAAGTTACTAAAAATTGTGAATTATTTAAAGACCGCATTGATTTTAACTCTGTAATTGTTTATGAGGGTTCAGAAGAATTTATGCATCAGTCGCACAGTATTCCTTGCGGAAAAGTGTTGTTTTGGTGGAAGAATCATAAATAGTTTGGTGGTGGATAAGAATGTGTGAATTTTGTGATAATGAATCGAAACAAATAATTGATGATAGAGAGAAGGATTCTATTTTGTACATTTCCGATTCAGAAAAAGAAATGAGAATTTTTCTTGAATATCTCAAAGAGAAAATGGACAACAACGGAAAAGAATGTTTCTTAGATGGAGAACATGATATTTTAAAAACAGAAAATTACAATGTTGTCTGTAAAAGTATTCATGGTGCTCTACTTGGAGTCGGATATGGGTATTGTCTACATTACTGTTTTTCAAACAATTTTGATAAGAGTAAGTGCAACGATATGGAAAAATACTTGATGGAAGAAATTCTTGCGCACACAAGAGAGGGCGCAAAAGAAATATCGGAACTTGATATTTTGTATATGCTAGGATTAGTTTAAAAGGCGGTGGAATGATGAAGCAGGAAAAAGAAATTTTATGCACATGTATTAATCATGAAAATTGTCCATTAGACCCGGTTAGTTGCGGATGTTCAATAGAAACTACGACTTTTGAAGATGCTTGTATGGGTAAAAGAACATTCATTCCGGGAATCGAATGTGATAAGTGAGGGATTTTATGAAACATCAAAAAGAATTGCGCACTTGCGACAGGTGCGGTGCAGAAATAAAAGTAAAACCAATAAGTGAATTTGAATTTATGCCGATTGGTGATTATTTTACTTCAAGTCCAATTTTTGAAGATGGCAACGTAAGGGGAGAAATCAAAGAGATTCATTCAAACATATTATTTCCGTTTGGTCGTACGTATGATTTATGCCCTAAGTGCAGGAAAGATTTTGAGGAGTTTATGAGAAATGGAGCATGAAAGAAAATGGCACACTTGCGATAGGTGCGGTGCTGAAATAAAATTCAAGCCAAGACAACAGCTACAATATGTGCCGTGTGGTACATATTCAGAACCGGTAGCTAGATTTACAGAAGATGAAATTTCGTGCGAGCTTTACAAAACAAGATTTTGCGGAAAACTTAAGAAAACTTATGAATTATGCCCTAAATGCAGAAAGGATTTTGAGAGGTTTATGAGAAATGACTGTTAATATGGGAACAAAAACCTATGAAATGAGCCGCAAACAGGCAAAGGCTATCCTTGGAACGGCTAAGAAACTTGCAAATTGCAACATATACGGCATTGAAAAAGGTAATGTGGTGATTATGCTGAATGAAAAATATGAGGACGATATGAGACTTAAAAAAGCCGTAGGGGAGTATAAGAAGAAAGGGTTCAAGGTGCATTGGAAATGAAAATAATCAAAGAAGGCAGCCTTAGGTACGAAAGAAAACCTTTAAAGTTTGAGTGTAAGAATTGCAAAACCGTTTTTGAAGCGGAAAAGACTGAATATGAATATTGTGGAGATCAAAGGGAAGGCGATAACTACAAGTGTGAATGCCCATTGTGCCACAAAATGGTATATTACAATTAAAAGACAACCGGCTGACAGATAGAGTTAGTCGCTACCCTAAAACAGTTATAGGCAGAGGTCAAGGCACTTCTGCTTTTTGCGGAGGTGCTTTTTATTTGGCTTCAAAGCAGTTAATCAATGCAGTAAATGGATATGAAAACTACATACAGAGAAAAGGTGTTGATGAACAGGTAATAGATGCATACATACAAGCTGTAGCGGTTGCCTTAAGGACGGAGCATGACGTTGATTATGGATTGAAAATATCCGCAATGGCAAAGCAACTTATAGCAAGCTATGTCAAGCAATATACAGGTGGCAGAGTTGCAGACCTAGAAGTGTATGCCGGAGAACATGATACGACATACAAGGTGCTTCAACAATTCTACGATGTTTTGATGTATGAATCAGCCTACCTTGTGGACAGCTTTTTTTATTACATTGAAATTGATGAAAAGGATCCGTGGAAAAGATTTTATTTCCCAAGAAGAAAAGTGCTACAACCTGTAGTCGGAGCATACCAGGAGATTTACGATGGGAAATTGGATTTTTTGTCTGTATCGCAACCGAAAAGAACCGGAAAAACAACAGGCGGTCTGAAATTGGCACAGATGATGGGTGGACGCGACCCGGACGGAAGTATATTCGGCGTTGGAAAAGGCGAGGGACTTGTTAAGCGATTTTATGGTGGCTTATTGCAAGGATTTGAAACAGAAAGCACTTACAACAGATTCTTAAGTGTTTTCCCGGAAGCAACAAAGATAGGCGAAAAGGACTATAAAAGTGCTGAAAATCTATCAATCGACCTTAAGAGCAAAAATATCTTCCCGACATTTACATGCCGTCCGATTGATGGTGCAATCGTAGGATGTACCGAAGCAAATGTACTTGTCTATATTGATGACTGTGTTAAAAACCATGAGGAAGCACGAAATAGAGATAGATTAGAGTTTCTTTGCGAGAAAGTAACAGATGATGTTCTTGGTAGACGATTAGAGGGAACACCTATTATCATACAGGGAACGAAATACAGCTTGTACGACCCAATTACGGCTTTACAAAATAAAGCTGATGAATTGGAGTGGAGATGGAAAGAAGTTGCGATTCCGGCACTTGACCCAATCACAGATGAAAGCAATTGGGAGATTTATCGAAAAGATAAAAAGGGATTGCGGAAGATATTCACAACCGTTTACTACCAAAAGGAACGAAAACTTGTTTCGGAAGAAACGTGGGCGGCAGAGTTCCAACAAGAACCATTTGAAGCAAAAGGGCGAATGTTTGCGGAGAATGAGCTTAATTATTTTGAGGAACTTCCTATTGATCGAGAACCAGATGCAATTATGGCGGCTTGTGATAGTGCAGATAAGGGAGAAGATAGCTGCTCAATGCCAATTGGCTATGTGTACGGCAACGAGGTTTATATCGTAGATGTAGTGTTCGACAATGCCGGAACACAGTTTACCAAGCCGGAATGCGCAAATATGCTTATTAAGCACAACGTAAAGACGGTTACATTCGAGAGTAACAGTGCCGGAGAATATTTTGGTCGAGATGTAATGGAAATTGTAAAAAAGCAAGGCGGAAGATGTAGCGCGCGATTCAAGTTTAATTGTTCAAACAAAATAACTCGAATGGAAAATGCGAGAGATAATATCATTCGTGATTATTATTTTCGCGATTTCAAGAAAATGGACAGGCAGAGCCAATATTACAAGTTTATGAAAGAACTTACAACCATGACAAGAAGTGGAAAAGTAAAGCATGATGATGCACCGGATTCAGTTGCTTTGTTTGAGAACGAGATGCGAAGCGGAACACAAGCAAAGGTAGAAGCGGCAGTAAACCCATTTAGGAGGTATTAGGATATGACAACAGACAAATATCTTTCACAAATAAGCAGAATTGACCATGCGATTGCAAATAAGCTGGAAGAAATCAAAAGGCTATCCGATATGGCAACATCTATATCCATATCCCCGAAAGAGGTGGATGTGCAATCATCCGGCAATCCCGACAAAATGGGGAGCGCGGTATCGAAGATTGTTGATTTGCAGAATGAAATCCAGACGCTTGTAGATGAATTGGTTGACAAAAGACGGATTATCATATCGCAAATTGACAGTATGGATAATACAGATGTATATATCGTGCTTTCATCACACTATGTCAATGGAAAAGATTGGAACCTGATTTCCGTTGAGATGAAATATTCCTACAGGAACATTATGAAACTTAGAAAAAAAGC